GTGAGCGCCGTTCGCCTCTACCGACCTTCGAATGGGACCGAGGGCGAGTGGTTTCACAGCGCCTGGTGCTGCAAGTGCATCCGAGACGCGAAGACCCGCGAGCCGGACGGGGACCCATGCGATGGCTGCGACGTCCTCGCCCGAACCTTTGCTTTCGGCCTCGATGATCCCGATTACCCGAACGAGTGGCGCTACTCGGACGACGGGCGTCCGATCTGCACGGCCTTCCGGTGGGACCCAGAGGACGAGAGCCTAGACCCGGCCGCGGTCGTGAGGCCGCTGCTATGACCCGCCGCAAGCTTCCCAAGCTTCTCCCCTCCCCGGTTTTCTGCGGTTCTGGATTCAAAACCGAGCGGGAAGCAATCGAAGGCGTAGGAGCCGGGTCTCAAAATGGCGGGGGGCTCAAATGAGCCACTGGGAAAGCGGCGGGGCGTCCGACGAGTGGTACACTCCCGCTTATATCTTCGAGGCCTTAGGGTGCCAGTTCGATCTGGATGTCGCCGCGCCCGAGGGTGGGCCGCTGCACGTGCCCGCAGGCGAGTGGCTGTTTCACGACGGCTTGAATGAGCCTTGGTTCGGCTTCGTCTGGATGAACCCGCCATTCGGTGGCCGGAACAGCCTCTCACCGTGGCTCACCAAGTTCTTCGATCACGGCGATGGGATCGCGCTCACACCCGACCGGACCAGCGCGCCGTGGTTTCGGGAGGCCTGGGCTCGTGCGGATCTTGTGCTGTTCATGCCGAAGGTGAAGTTCATCCGACCGGACGGCTCTTCCGGAAAGTCGCCGTCCAACGGAACCGCCTTGTGGGCTGCCGGCGAGCAAGCTGAGTGGGCGCTCCGCCGTGCGGCCGCTGCTGGGCTTGGCATCCTGTCCACTCCAGTGAGGCTCGCAGCATGACCCTTCCCAAGCTCCCTGATACCTGAATGGATAGGAGACTGTTTATGGGCGAGGTCGCCGTCTTGAAGCGCGATGATTATCCGATCCCCGCGGCGGCCCTCGATGATCGCCTGGGGTGGGTCGGCACGTCCGGATCGGGCAAGACGTACAATGCCGGCAGTGGCGTAGAGCGCCTGCTCCAGTCCGGCGCGCGGGTGGTGATCGTGGACCCGCTAGACGTGTGGTGGGGCCTTCGCCTGACCGCGACCGGCGAGCCCTCCCCGTACACGCTGCCGATCTTCGGCGGCGCGCACGGCGACCTTCCGCTGAACGAACATGCGGGCAAGCTGATCGGCGAGACCGTCGCCGGCATGGCCGAGAGCTGCATCGTCAGCCTGGGCGGACTCGCGACCAAGGAAGCCGAGCGCCGCTTCATGCTCTCGTTCCTGGAAACCTTGTACCGGAAGACCTCCGGCGATCCCGTCCACGTCATTTTCGACGAAGCCGACCTCTGGGCGCCGCAGCAGGCCGGCAAGGGTGCGGGACCGCAGCTCCAGGCCCTCATGGAGCAGGTCGTGCGCCGCGGCCGCGTGAAGGGCTTCATCCCCTGGCTCATCACGCAGCGCCCGGCCGTCATCAGCAAGGACGTTCTCAGTCAGGTCGATGGGCTCGTCTCCTTCAAACTCACCTCCAGCCACGACCGAGACGCGATCGGCGATTGGGTGAAGGGTCAAGCCGACCTCGACCAGTGGAAGGCTATCTGGGCGTCCTTGCCCACCATGCAGCGTGGCGAGGGCGTGGTGTGGGTGCCGGCGCGCGGCATCCTCTCAACCGCAGCCTTCCCCGGTAAGCAGACCTTCGACAGCTCGCGGACCCCGAAGCGCGGCGAGCGCAAGGTCACGCGCGACCTGAAGCCGCTAAATCTCGAGCGACTGAAGCAGAAGCTCGCCGCGGTCGAGCAGCACATGAAGGTCGACGACCCGAAGGCGCTGAAAGCAGAGGTGGCGCGGCTCACGCGCGAGCTGGCTGCGGCTCACAAGCAAGTCGCAGCCCCGCCTGCTCCGGAGCGCGTCATCGCCAATGCTGACGAGATCGAGGCGGCACGGAAGGCGGGCGAGCAGGCCGGCATTGCGATTGGCATAGCACGTGCGCAGCAGGCTCTTGCCGCGTTGCGGGTCGATGATCCACCCGGGCAGCCGGTTACCGCGCCCGTCCCGCGTCCGGCGCGCGCCCCCAAGGTGACCGCCTCGCCTGTGGCCGCTAATGGCTCGGTGCCCCAGGGCTGCGCCAAGCCGCTCGCCGCCCTCACCGGTGTCTTCCCGGCCGGAATGACGGAAGCGCAATGGGCGATTGCGGCTGGCTACAAGCGCTCCGGAGGAACCTGGAGCACGTACAAGAGCCGGCTCAAAGCCGCGGCCATGATCGAGCAGCGCGAGGGAAAGTTCTTCGCGACGGAGGCTGGCGCTGTTGGGGATGTCGAGCTGCCCCCAGCGCCCGGCCCCGATCTGGTTCGCTGGTGGGCCGCCAAGCTCCCTGGAACGGCGCGCATGGCAGAGGCCCTGATCGGCGCTTGGCCGGAGCTGCTGAGTAAAGAGGAGCTTGCTGCTCGGATCGAGATGTCGGCGGCAGGCGGCTCGTTCGGCACATACGTCAGCCGCCTTGCCTCTCCTGGTCTGATCGAGCGCGGACCCGCTGGCATTCGGCTTTCCGATGCTGTCATGACCGGAGCCGGATAAGCGCCAAATACTGTATTATCTCAGAAAGTAGAGGAGGAAGAGGGATGTCGCGATGGCTGAACGAGTCTCGGGCCTTCATCGCCAAGCTGGACAGAGATATCCCGGCTGAGGCCGACTGGAAGCAGCGCCGCAAGGTTCTTCGCGAGAATGGCTGGCGTGTCCACGGCGGCACCTATTGGGGCCGGAAGCAGTGGGGCAAGGCAGTCCGGGAGTATCTCGCCCGGCACGGAGGGCCGCCGCTGCCCACCAAGCCGATTCAAGCAGCCCCGAACTTTGGTCCTGACATCATCTTCCCGTTCCGCTCTCCCCAACCATGACCGACCCCCGCTTCATCCGTCACCCTCACTTCTGGTACGGCGTCGGCTGCACTCTCCTTGTGCTTACCCTCTCTATGGTGGTGGGGAGCTTACTGGCGGGGTGAGCGAACTACCGGAAAAGTTGCGGTAGTTGGGTATGCGGGGTGAGGTTGCGGGCCGGATGCGGGACTCGAACCCGCGACCTCCGGGTAAACCCAGCGCTCTCACGATGCCCTCACGACACCGCGCCTGCTGAGCTAATCCGACACCGCAACCGGGCCCATGCGTACCAGATAACGGTAGCTCCCGCAATGGGGATGGACTATGGTGGGGTATGAGCGAGATGGTTGAGCGCCTAAGCACCGTATTCGCCGAAGCGATCGCGGACGGGGAGGACAACGCCGAATACTTCGCGCGCCTGGCCTTGACGACCCTGCGCGAGCCGACTGACGAGATGAAGGAAGCTGGTTACGCCAACAACTTCGGCTATCCCTCCTACGAGGCCTGGCAAGCCATGATCGACGCCGCTCTAGTTAACCCCAACACCCATCCAGCCTAGCCCACCTTCGGCTTCTTCACCGCCCTCTTCACCTCTTTGACGACTGCGATCACCACCGGCGCATTGGCGATCACGACCGGGGCGACCTTCCCTGCGATCTTGAGCAGTTTCTTCAGGTTCATGGCAGGCTCCTTTCTTTCGGAAGTGTTTTGATCTTGTGACCCTCGTAGGGTCCAGAAAGCGGCGGATCAACGCGGGACATCGCTCATCTCAAGGTCCTTTCTTTTCGGATCATGCCAACAGGGATCGTGAATAGGTCGCTGCACGTTGGTTCTTCGCGACTGTCGCCGTAGCTCATCGCGAGAGTTACACGGCTCTCATCCCGCCGCAGTTCAAATCCGACCGTTCGGATAATCAACGGCTCGACGTGTTGCGGGATACTCTCAACCGTCAGCCATTCGTGGTTGCCGTTGTAGGCATCCTCCCACTCGATCAGCTTGAGAGCGGGCTTCATGGCGCCCTCTGGGTCAGTTCGAGCGTGCCCCGCTCCGGCTCGACGTGCACCGGATCACCGGGCCGCCCACTCGGCTCGTCCTTGGCCTTGCTGCCCGAGCTGGATCCCAACCAGAAGCCGAATGCCAAGACCGCGAAGCTCTTCCACGTCCCGATGATATCGCCGGTCATGGTGGCATCCTTCAGGATCACCACGGCATAGATGCTGAAGCCCGCATAGCCGGCGACGGCCGCGATACAGGCTGCGACCACTATCCGAAGGTGAGGGACGTGGCGGTTCATGCCTCGTTCCTCGATACCGTCCAGCCGCTCATCGCCGGCAGAGCTGTTACAGAGGCCGGAAGCGAAGCGAGCCAGCGAAACCCAAGCGCGCGGTTCTTGGCGATGGGAGTTATGCTCACACAGTTGGCCTGGTTCCCCCCGAGTACGTAGAAGTTGTCCGCGCTCTGGCCGACGAGAAAGCCGACGTGCCCCCCGCCTTCCCGGCCAAACACGACAACCGCGCCCAGAGCGGGCTGGGACGGCTTTCCCCACTCGTCCTTGTCGCGCTGGTGCTGACGGTAGCCTTCCTCGTCATTGTTGATGACGACGGCCGGGCTGAGCTTGGGGCGCGGCTCCTGCTTGAACGCAGCCGGCGCTGGCGAGGACAGCCTCAGCCTCTCCTTGGGCGCGCAGCTCGTTGCAAGCGTCGATGCGCTGGCGATCAGTAAGACCGGTGCGAAGCAGGTGCGCAGTCGCATTGTCGAACTCCTCTCTTGCTTGAGCTTGTGCGGCGAGATCGTCCACGGCGCGGTCGGCCATGTTCTGGTCGGCGGCCCGGCCTTGGCGCTGGAGCTGCGCCTCGATGGCGTTCTCGTGGCCGGCGATGATTTCCTCGTCGTGGTCGGCGAGCCAGACGTTCCAGGCGATGATCGGCCCGACGATGGCGAGCACAATCAGAAGACCGACTATAGCGCGCTGGGGAATGCCTGTTCGTAGCGCGAGACGGGCGAGAAGGCTCATGGGGCCACTCCTTGAAAGATCCTCGGCCTGTGGTGGGGCAGCCGGATGGACGGCTGCCGCCGGACGCAATACGGTCCCCCCGTCTGGGCGGAGAGCGGCATGAAGTTAGTGGCTGCAGTCATGGCGTTGCTGGTCGTCGGCGGCTGCGGCGGTGAAGCCGGCCAACCAGCCGAGGCGGAGGCGGACGCCTGGGAAGGTGGCGAGACGGTGAGCGGGGACGGCTCTCGTCTACAGCTCCTTTGCCTGGACGGAGAGTGGAAGGTGACGGTGAAGACGCCGGAGCGCTTGGTGCCGCCCGAGGCGGAGAGCCAGTGGGTAAACCGGGATGTCTCGTTCCAGTTCGACACTGGCCCGGCTCAGCGCACCAAAGGCACGCTGAACGAGAATCGCCTCGACCTGACCCAGGCCGACGTCGGCAGCACGGTTTCGCTAAACTATGCCCAGGACGTCGCGGCCGGGCTTCTCCGGGGTGGACGTCGAACCCTCACAATTCGGACGACCGATGGCGCCGGCCGCCCAAAGGAGTGGAAGTTCGACGCGCAGGGCGCGCGAAGAAATATCGCGAACGACACCATGTTGCCTTGCCCAATGCCCGGAGCAGGCGGCCCGGCGCGCTGATGGAGTGGAGCTGTGCGGCTCACGACAGCATTGACGCTCTGCTCATTCACTCTCGCCTGTGAGGCCCGGCCGCCTGTCTACGAACAACAGGTCGCGAGCTGCGACGACGAGGCACGCAAAGCGGAGCAAATGCGCTCCGTCAGCGGCCACGATGATGACACCGATGTCCGAAGAAAGGCGGATGCGGTGGCGTTATCCGAATACTTCCTGGAGCGCTGCTTTCCCGAATCTTTTTCGGCGTCGCGGGGAGGTGGCACGTCAGGCACTGTAGGAGAGGCGATCGACTCTCAGCGAGCGCTTCACAATCAGAAATATCCCAACAACCCGATCTAGGTCATTTCGTCGGAGATGCGGCGAAAAGATCCTGGAGGAATCGGAAGAAGCGAAAGATCACGGCTGGGGGTCGGTCGGCACGGGCTTCGTGGGCGGATTGTCAACGGTGACGCTCCGCGCGCTGGGGAAGCGCAAAGCGCCGATCAATCCCCCGAGCACCGTGCCAATTCCAAGTGCTTCAGGAGACGTCAGGCGGCCTGACGCTGCCGCGATCAGCACTGCAACGAACATGAACGTGAGCGCGCCCAGCGTAGCCAGATACGCAATGAGCTGATCGCGGTGGTCCGTCATGCCCAGCCCCCCGCTTGGAGCGCTGCTTGGAAGCGCAGCGCCACGTTGGCGATCTCGGCGTCCTTGTCCCGGCCGTTGATGATCGGCCGCGACGCCTTGAACTCGGCGAAGGTGGCGGGGCGGTTGGTCGGCAGCGTGTCGGCGAGCTTACGGCCGGTGAACCAGCCCTGCTCCATCCCGAACACCATGACCGCAGCCGATATATCCGGCCGGAGCGCCAGTTCGGGGTTGCGGTGGAGATCCACGTCGGGCGTGATGATGCCACGCTTGCGGAGCTCGATCGTCGCCCGCTTGTAATTGTCGGCGCCGGTGAGCTGGACGTCGCCCTTGCCCGCCAGCGCCACCCCGTCGCCGTCTGCTTCGGGAGTGTTGCCCAGCCGGGCCGCGAGCGGGCCGGTGTCGTAGCGTTCAAGGTAATCGTCCCACTGGTCCGCGTCGGGACCGTCGCCGCTGCCCTTCTCGCGGCAGGGCTGCATCAGGTGACCAGTCTCCCAATAGGAGGTGCCGAAGCCATAGGCGGAGAACGCGAGCGGCCAGCCGGCCGCGCCGAAGGCGAGCAGCTTGGCGTTGATGCCGTCCACCTGGCTCTGCTTGAGCCCCTTCACGAACAGCCCGCTCTTGCGCAGGTTCTCGAAGAAGGCGTCGGGGCTGGCGAGCTTGGTCGCTCGCCGGACGGTCGGGACGGGCGCGGGCCGCGCGTCGTCGCGGGGCACGCCGGCCGCGTCCAGCAGCGCGTCGTAGCGGTCCACGAAGCCGGGGCGGTTGAAGCCCCCGCCTTCCTTGAACTCCGGGCGCAGAAGGGCGCTCAGCGCCGCGCGGTGCTGTGACATTGGCGTACTCCGAATGGGGTAGGCCGCTACTCGTCGCGGCCGAGCATCTGCTGTTTCAAGGCGATGACGGCGCGGCGAAGCGCCTTCACCTCCTGCGTGTTCTCTTCCATGCAGGCGCAATGCTGCCGCTCGGAATCGCGCGCGCTGCGCTCGGTCCTGTCGATCGTAACCTCTGCCCGGTCGATCGTCTGGTCGACCCGCGACACGGTAGCCTCAAGGCGGGTGATCTCGTCGCGAAGGCCGCGCATCGTCGCCGTGTCGAACACGGCTCCCGCGATCATGGTCCCCTTCGACTCGTCCTTCTGACCCGCTTCGCTGGACGATCCACCGCCGCCCTTCGAGTATTGCCGAAAGATCGCTATCGCGAGGCCGATCGCTGACCCGGCATAGAAGATGACCTGTGCCCAAGGGGGCAGCGCACTCGCGGCAGCGCTAGCGGCTTCCGTTGTCATCGCTCACCGCCCTGCGCGTGAGGCGCGCCTTGTCGTCAGCAATGCGAGCATCCTTCGTGGCGTCGAGGACGGCGAACGCATCGAACAGGAGGAACCACGGCCAGATCGCGACCGTGACCCCGAAGAAGGGGGCCGACGCCGCCCCCAGGAACAGGCTGAGCCAGAGGAAGCAGGAGAGGAACGAGCCGAGCGCCCGGAAATGCGGCGAGGGCCGCCATGCCCCGTTGATGTAGAGCGCGGCCAGACGGATCGAGCCCACCGTCAACGCGCACGTGGCCCACGCCGATTGAGGCATGATCTCGCGCATGGTCGCGTAGTTCGGCAGGCCGAACAGGGGAGAGGCGAAGGCATAGACGAATCCTATGCTGAGCGTCGTGAGGGCGAGCAGCCACTCTGCCCGCCGGTACGGCCATGTTTCCGAAAAGCGCACGATGATCATCCGCCGCTCCTGCCGCTGTCTCTCATGCCAGCACTCCCTCCCAGTCGACGGCCGCGGCCGCATGCTTCGCCTGCACGGTCGTCGCGGCGGTCACTGCGCGCTTCGCCCGGATCCGCTCGCCCTCGATCGCGCTGCCGATCGCTGCCCATTGCTCCGCCGCGGCGATGATCGTTGCGGCGGCATCGTCCACATCCGGCCTGGCCGAGGGATTGCCGCCGAGCGCCGTCACCTCGGCGGCCAGGAACGGGAAGTCCGCGATCTCCGGCACCGTCGCGGTCGCCCAGGCGAAGGCCTCGCGCTCCTTTCGCTCGTAGGTAAGCTGCTGGCCCGGCACGTCCGTGATGAAGCGGAGCCGGAAGGCGCCGGCCTCGGCATCAATCTTGGCGTGCAGCAGCGCGTCGAGCCGCTCCGGATCGGGCGACCAGGTCCAGCTCGCCCGATCGATTACGTCCACCGCAGGATCGGGTGCCCGGTCGGTATAGTGGCAGATGTGCCGGTCCGGGTCCCAGTCCCAGCCGTGGAAACGCGGATGCGCGCCGTCGGTTATGAAGTCGGCGTGCAGCACCTCGCCGGTGACCGTGTCCTCAATGAGCCAGTGCGTCTCGGCCATGGCTCAGGCTCCCGGCTGCTTGACGGTGAGGGAGCCGTAGGGACTGGTCGAACTCTGGCTGCTGCTCGCCTTGCGGCCCATGAAGCCGACCTCGTAATCGGCGCCGGCGGTCAGGCCCGTCTTGTCGACCGTGAAGCTTAGGACCCCGGTCTCGGCTTCTCCCTCGAGGCCGCCAGTATTGCTCGACTCGCTCCCCTGCTGTTCGGCTGCGAAGTCCGCCCAGGCACCTCCCGATCCGGCGAGCCGGTAGACGAGCTTGCCGACCAGCCTGAAGACGAGCGTGATCGCGCTGCCCGGCCTCGGCGGCGTGTATTCGAGGAACAGCACGCCCCGAAGCACGCCGCTGCCGTCGGCGCGCAACGTCAGCACCTGGTTAGGGCTCGCCGGATAGGTGGAGGCGGTCACCTGCGCGAAAGTCGAACTCGACTGGCTGGTCGAATAGCCGCCCGCCGGCGGCGTCACGCTCGCCGGCGGCGGCGCGTCCGCCTTCTTCAGGATCTGCACCCGCTTGGTCTGGTCGAACGCGCCATATTGGCAGCGGACATCCGCGAAGCCGTCGGCGGAGACGCCCGTGATGGTCAGCACGTTCGTCGCGATCGAGCTCGTGTTGCCGGCGGCCGCGGGGCGCGAGAAGGTCGCGCTCGCCGTCAGGTCGGTGGCGCCCGCCTTCAGCGTGGCGGTGATCGATCGCGGCAGCTCGCTGTCCTTCACCGTGCCGTCGCTGTTGGCGAGCACGGTGACCGAGAGGATCGACAGGTCGAAGCTCAGCCCGTCGGCGCCAACCACGCGCGCCGCCGCGCTCCAGGTCGAGCCACCGTCCGTCGAGCTGCGCAGGTACAGGTCGCCGACGGCATAGTCGGCATGCCAGCCCGACGTGCCGTTGACGCTCCACTGGAACATGGTCTGCGGCGCCGCTTGGCCGGGAGCGCCGGGAGCGCCTGGGTCTCCGGGTGCGCCAGGTGCCCCAGGAGCTCCGTTCTGTCCGGCCCGCGCCAGCACCCGCCAGTAGGCGTTCGACTCGGTCGGCAGCATCGGCGGCGCGTTCCCGCTCGCCGGCGTCGGATTGACGTACAGCCAGGACGAGCCCTGCTGCTGGACGATATGGCCCTCGCGATAGGTCTCTCCGGCCTGATAATCCCCGCGCTCGACCAGCACCGAAGTGAACGCGACGTCGGAAAGGGCATGAACGTCGTGCGTCACCTCCGTCTCGATGCCGAGCCGGTGGAAAGGCGAGTCGATCTCGATCTGCTCGACCCTGGCAACCGGAGGCAGCGAGGCACCGCCCGCGTCGAGCGCCAGCGATGGCGCCGAGAAGCCGATCGGAGCGACGAAGAGTTGGCTCGTCCAGCTCACCCCTGCGACTGCGTTGACGCTGGCCGCCACGCGCTGGATCAGCTCGCGCGCAGTCACCTGCTCGGCCAAGTGGATTGAGATCGGCCAAGGGCGTGCCGCGTCCAGCGCGTCGACTGAAGCCTCGTTGATCCGGCCCGAGCCACCCGCCAGCAGCGCAAGCCGCTTGATCACCGCGCCAGGCAGCCGGACCCATCCGTCCGGACCGGCCTTGTCGCCACGTACATGATAGGCGAAGCGGCCGCCCGAGACCGGCGGCGCGCCGTGCCGCACCAGGCCTGCGGCCAGCGAGGTCGCCCAGCGCCCCGCCGGAATCGAGGCCGCGACCAGGGCGGCATAGCTTGCGAAGTCGCCGACACTCGACCCGAAGCGCAGCAGCCGCTCGAACGCGACCTCCACCGCCTCGATCTGGCCGTAAGAGGATAGCTGGTAGACGTTGTTGACCGTGTCGATCAGCTTGCCCGGCACGAACCGCGGAGCGCCGATGCTGAGCGGTTTGGGGCTACCCTTCAGAGCGGCCTCGCCCTCTGCGCCAGTGGTGCCGGCATAGAGGCTGAGCAGCGGCGTATCGAGCCAGCGATCGTCCACCGCGATTGGCAGCTCCGCCAGCCCATCGGCGACCCTCGCCTGCGCCATCGCACGCCCATCGAACCGAAGCGTGTAGCTGCCCCAGGCAGCGCCAATCTGCCCACTCCAGAGCCTCACCCGCGCGTCGGCGAGCGCGTAGCGAGGCAAATTGGCAGCCGTGGGCCCGAGTCCCTCCACCGCCAAGCGCAGCGACGAGGCCGGCGCGTCGATGCGCCCCGAAAAGCCGCCGTCCACCAGATCGTAGCGGAGCGACGGAAGCTTCGCGATCCCCGGCCACCAAATCTGGTCGCCGAGATGGCAGACTCGCTCATCATCGACGCTCGACCCGCGCAGCGTGACGGGAGCGCCGGCCGCGGGATCGTAGCCGTCGATCTGGACCAGGAAGGCGGGCATCAGACGGCGAAGGCCCTGGTCTCGCCTGCGCTCCAGGCCGGGATGGACGCATGCTGCGCCGCATTGAACCAATCGCCGCCGTCGGAGCTGAAGTCGATGAACAGATTGAGCGGGTCCTCCCGGAACGCGTCAGGGCGAACCGTAAGCACCACCTCGCCGATCTCGACGGGCACGCCGAAGTCGACCGCCAGCCAATGGCCTCCCGCCGGAGGCGCGTTGGTGCCGACCGTCCAGAAGGTCGCCGCATTGTCGTCGATCGCCGCCGAAGGAACGTAGGGCCCGCCGAAGTCGGCACTTGCGAACGCCGTCTTCCCCGCGGTCCGATCCAGACTGCCCGCCACCGTGCGCATCTGCAGCTCGGCGAGGCCGAAATAACCCCCGGTTGCGGTGCTGGATGTGCGGACACGCCAGTAGCGGTACTTGCGCGGCTTGGCCGCGTCGGCGCTGGGGATCGCGACCAGGTCGACCAGGTTCGCGCGCCATTCCCATCCGCCCGGCCGAGCCCAGATCGTGCCATGGTCGCCAAACATCAGCCCGAACCAGCACCTCTTCTGCCGTTGCGGGTGCGCGTCCGGATCGGTCACCAGCACGATCGGCTCCTGCCCGGCGCTGAGCTCGATCAGCGGCTGTATCTTGGCCTCGACTTCGTCCTTCTTCACCGCCGGGAAGGTCAGCCCCAGCGTCCGGAGCTTGGCGGCGCGGCGGCGCAGCAGCGCCCCCGCCGACGAGAAATCCGCCTGGCCGAGGTCGCGCAGCCCGAAGCCGCCGCCGAACGCGAAATTGCGCTCGAGCGTCAGCTTCCTCCCGATCGCGAGCCGCCCGATCGTCAGCGGCGCGCCGCCCAGATTGCGGAACTGGATGCGCCAGTAGCGCGCGCTCACCGGCGCACCATTCTCCCACAAGGCGACGCCGCGGCCGTGCGACGGCATCTCGGCGCCGGCGAGGAACGGCATCCACGCGCTTTCGACAAGGATCTGGCTATAGTTGCCGGTGAGCGTGCCGAGCACTTTCCACTCCCACCCCGCCTCGGCTCCCGAGCAACCGAACAAGGCGATCGCGTCGACGGCGGCGACGTCCGCGCCGAAGTCGAGCAGCAGCTCGCCGCCGGTGAAGCTCCGCCAGACCACGCCCAGATAGTCGCTGAACAAGGCGTCGGGTGAAAAGCCGGGCGCCGTTTCGTGATACACCACCGCCGGCTTCAGCGGTCGCATCACCCACGCCTTGCCCATCAGACGAGCACCTCGAAAGAACTGGTTTCATCCTCGAGCCGGAGCTCGATCCGCGCCGCCAGCGCCGCCCCGCTCACCTTCTGCTCGGGGTCGATCAGCGTGAAGGTCGGCAGCCCGAGGCTCGGGTCGACCCAGACCAGCTCGGCCACCTCGATCACCAAGCCGCGCCGCTCGACGCCCCAGATCGCACCGCGCTGCGCCACCGCCGCGGCGCCATCGGCCGCATTGTCGAAGAAGCCCTCGGACGGCTCGGCGGCACCATCTCGAGCGGAAGGATAACGCGCCTTGATCGCGGCACTTTCCCATGTCTCGACGCGCGCCCGGCGGATGCCGGACGAGATGTCCGCTGGATCTGCTGGCATGGTCCGGTCCTAAAAGCTCGCGGCGCGTACAGAGCGCAGGGCGCCGCCGATGAAGCCGTCGCCTCCGCCACCCCCAGCGATCCGCTCCAGCACGCCCTCGATCGCGGCCAGGCGCTGGTTCGCCTGATCGAGGATGTTCGCCATCGAGCCGGTGTTCGCCGCCGTCTTCTCCGCGAACGGGTCGGCCGCGGTCCGGATCGGCACCGCGCTGTCGATCGTCGAGATCGCCTTGCCGGTGGCCGCCTGGATCAGGTCCATCGCCTCGAAGAACTTGCCAGTCGAACCGTAGAGCTGACGCTCCACGTCGAGATAACGCTGGGCGGCCTCCTGATACTTGGCCTGGTCGATCCGCTCGCCCTTGCCGATCGCGGCGAGGAACGGGTCGAGCGCGAGCTTGGCCGCCTCCTCCTGCTGGCGCAGTGAGAGTGGGCTGGAAGATCCGAAGTTCAGATCCTTGAGGAAGTCCTTGAGTCCAGCCGAGGCTTCGGAGGTCCGGGACTTCGTCTCTTCCAGCTCCAGCCGATAGAGCTGTTGCGCTTTTGCCATTTCCTCGGCCGAGGCCCCGCCCTCCTTGAGGGCTTCGATCGTGTCCTTCCACCGCTTGTTCAGCTCGTCGAGCCCGAAGCCGACCGGATCGAGCATCTGCTGCAGGCGCTTGGGGATGTCGCCCACGAGTTGCGCCTTCGCGAGCGCCTTCTCGATCGGCTGCCCCGAGGCGAGCAGGCGCTTCTGCAGGTCGCTGATCCCGCCGATGACGCCCCGTTCCAGCATAAGCGCGGTCGCCTTGCGGACCGCAGCTTCCTGGTCCTGCCCGAAGTCGATCGCACCCCGCTTCGTCTTGGTGCGGCCCTGGCCGCTAGGATCGAGCCGGATGTTCTTGCCTCGCACGCCGAACGACACGCCGGTGACCGACTCCAGGTCGCCGCCAAGCTGCTCGGCTATCCGGCTGAGCGTATCGGCGAGCGTGCCGACGTAGCCCGACGCCGCCTGGATGCGTGACCGGCTGTTGCCGCGGGTGGAGGTCACGCCGAGGTCGCCGTATTCGTCGAGGCCGATGGTCGCAGAGCCGCGCTTCACCGGCTGAAGCATCTTGAAGCCGAGTCCCCCCAGCACGCCGCCGAACAGCGTCGCGACGGGGTTGAGCTTCAAGAGGGAGCCGAGCCCCTGCTGAACGGCAATCGCCATTCCAGCCGGGCCGGCCGCCGAGGCCGCGCCTGCTGCCTGCGACGCCGCCGCTGCGCCCGAGCCGCCCGGTAGTCCGGCGTAGTTGCTCGCCACCTGTTGCGCGAAGAGGCGCATGTCCGGACCGGCACCGGGCGTCCCGAAATTGCCTCCGCCGCCGAAGAGAGAACCAAGAACGGACAGCAGAGGGTTCCCGTAGCCACCGCCGCCGCTCAGTTGGGCGAGAATACCCCCTGGTGCGGAGAGGGGCTGGCCCGACGCCAGTTGCACCGTCCATTGCGCCGCGAGCTGGGCAAGCACCTCCAGGCCGGCATCCTTGAAGCTTTCCCAGATGCCGCGGCTGCCGCCCTCGAATGCGTCTCGGTAGAAGTCGGCCAGATCCTCGACCTGATCGCGCTGACGCTGGATCATGTCCTCCAGAGCCGCTTCGACCGCCTTTGGCGCGTCCTGGGCGTAGCCGCTCCAGAAGTCATCGAGGCTGGTCTTCACCCTCGCCTGAAGCTCAGCGACGTCATCGGCCGCGTGGCGGGCCTTGATCCGCTCCAGCGTCAGCTTTTCCGCCGTGGCGAGCTGATCGAGCAGCACCTGCGCCTCGGCTTCGCTGAGCCCGAGGGTGGTGCGAAGCTCGTCGTTCGTCTTGCCTGCGATGTCCGGGAATTGGGCGCGGAGTTGAAGAATGGTCTCCTCGATCTCCGCCTCCCGCTCGAACCCGGAGCGGCGCATGTCATCGAGGCGGATGCCGTTCGCGATCTCGCTGTTCGCCTGCTCGATCTGCCGAAGGATGTCCTCCCGCTTCTCCGCCTGCTCCTTCAGAGACTGGTTGACCATCTTCTCGGCGTCGGCCGCGGCATCGCCAGTGTCGGTCAGGAACTTACCCTTGGAGGGATCGACGTACTTGCCGCGAACCTTCACGCGGTAATCAAGGTGGGGCCCGGTGCTGTTGCCCGTGTTGCCGCTGAGAGCGATGATGTCTCCCTGAGCGACAGCCTGGCCTCGCTTGGCCACGGCTCTGCTCAGGTGGGCATATTGAGAAACTGTCCCGGCGCCGTGATCGACGATCACCACATTGCCGAAGCCGGGCAGGGTGCCCGTCTGGATCACAACACCAGCGGCAGCGGCCTTCACGGGAGTGCCGACTGGAACGCCGTAGTCGAGCGCCGGGTGGTACGTGGAAGCGCCAGCCTTCGGGCGGGCGCGAGCGCCGAAACCCGAGGAGATCGGTCCGCTCACTGGATCGATGAACGAGGTGAGCTTGGCAGCCCGCTTTGCCTGAGCTTCGGCTGCGCGCTCCGACTTGGTCCGGGCTCGCTCCGTTTCCTGGATGGCCTCGATCGCCGCGTCCTTGTTCTTGCGGACGCTTATGAGGGCCCGGTCATACTCTTGCCAGGTCAGCCTTCCACGCACGACCATGTCGGTGAGGCGGCTTTCCGCCGTCGTCAGCCGCTCGGTAGCGGCCAGCGCCGGGTCCATGCGCGCCGCAACCTGGCGCCGCACCATCGCGGCCTGCGCGCGCCGCTCAATCTGATCCAACTCGACTTGGGCCAGGCTGAGCTCGCCGAGCTGGGCACGGGCTCGATTGACCGCCACCGCCCCGCCAATCTCGGCAGCGCGGCGCTCCGCCGGATCTCCGATGAACCTGTTCGCCTCGACAGCGGCTAGAGTGTCCCTCAGCCGCGCGACGGCTTTTGCGTGGAGTGCACGAGCCACCTCGGTGTTCGCCCTCGCCTCATCGTAGGCCCTTTGCTCGGCTTCACGGGATGTCTCAGCGCCGCGCTTTTGCTCGTCGTTGAGCCGCTTGGCGGCTTCGCGGAGCTTGTCGATCGACATCTTCTGAACGTCGAGAGCCTTGGTGGACTCTTCCGCGGCGTCTTTCCCCCGCAGCATGTTCACAGCCATCAGGCCGAGCAGCGCGACGGTGCCGACCGGACCGGCGAGCAAAGTAGCAATCCGCCCCACAGCGCCGCCGACACCCGACAGGACAAAGGCTGCCTGCGGTGCCTGCTGGGTGAGGGCAGTCAGCACCGACTGGCCGGAGCTTACCTGAATTGCAAAGTCCTGCGCCTGTTGCCCTGCTTGGGCGAATGCAGCCGCATTTCCGCGAGTGGCGTGCGCCGCGCCCGCCTGCGCGTCCGTTATGACGCGATTGCCGGCAACAACCCTTTGAGTGGCCGACGCGGTCTGGTTCAGTTCGGCTTGCAGCCGCTCCATCGCGGTTGCTTGCTGGGTCGCTTCCCGCGCGACGTTCTCCGCCTCGATCGCCGCGGCGCGAGCCGCCTGCACATAGATGCGCGTCGACTCCGAAGTGTCGTTGTTCGACCGGGCTGCCCGATCCGCGGCGACCGCCACCTCACGGAGCGCAATCGCATGCACCTCGGCGGCCTGTGCAGCGGCCCGATATTCCGTGACACCGACATCGAGCGCGCCAGCGTCATTGCGCTTCACGGACGTGGCGCGTGCCGCGATCCTGTTGATCGACTCGAAGCTGGTCTCAAAGGCGCGCTGCTGCTTGCCAGCCGCGTCATTCGCCCGCTTTTCCAGCTCGGCGAAGATGCGCGCATTCTCTGAGCTGAACGCCTTACCGTCCAGGGTCATGCGCGCGATGATCTCGCGATAATTGGCCGCCACTCGAACGCTCCTTGTTAGAGCCTGCCGCGCGAGACGAAGTTCTCTTCCAGCTTCTGCCCCCAGCGCGCGATGGTCGGCTCGACGGCGAAGCGGTTCGCGAATGAGACCATGGGGATCAGGACGAAGATGACGACGGTCTGCTCACCGCGGAGAAAGCCGCGCCGATCATCGGCCGCAGTGCGCTTGCGCGTGATGCGGCGATATGTGCCGGTCCTGGCATTCGTGGTGCCCATGTCGGCCACCAGCAGGGCCGATCGGCGGCCACCCCTGTAGACGAAGCGAAGCCGGGTTCCGGTTCTCGCCTCCCATTCCCCCGGTGTCAGATTGCGAGCCCGCCCGCGCGAGCCGGCCGCGGGAGTGGGGATCGCCAGCCATTGTCCCCGGCTTCCCCGAATTTGCCCCGGCTGCGAGTAGAACTCCATCGCGCCGCGTGAGCGCGCACCGCCGTTGACGAACACGGTCCCGGCGGGCGCACGAGCGGGACCAATGCGGCGCGGGAACAACTCGCTCCGCCACGCCCGCCAGAGCCGGCCAGGCACAGCTTCGCGGGTTAGCTCTTCCAGTTCCTTCTCCAGCCCGCGAGTCGCGAAGTGGACCGCTGCCGTCGCATCCGACAGGACGGCTCGGGCCAGCTTGTCGCTGGCCTTCACCAGATCTTCGAAGCCAATGCTGGTGGAGATCACTGCTCTGCGTCCCAGGTGTCGAGCAGAGCAAAGGCGTCCATCAACGCTGCGGGCTGGTCACCGACGCCCCCGGCATGCGGCAGGGGAGTGGCTGAGACGCCGAACATGCCAGCGGACCTCAGCCGCCGGCACTGGAGCCAGAGGTCGACGACCTGGAACGCCCACGGCGGGACGACGAGGAGCGGGTTTTCTTCTTCTCCCCAGACGAACTCTCCGGTTCGCCAACCCCCTTCGACTCGTCCGAACTCGAAGCTTCGGGGCTCGCGTCGGACGAAGAGGGCGCCTTTGAGTTTTTTTCCTGCCCTCGCCCATATTGGAGGTTGTAGGCGAACAGGCCGCTCGCCTGGATGATCAGCGGTTCGACTTCCTCCAGAAGGTCGTCCGGCACGCTGCCATCCAGTGCCTTCCGATACTCGGGGAGCCCCTCTCCTTCCCAGCCGGCGCAATACCGCCGAAAAGCCGCGATCGGCGTCAGCTCCTTGCGCCTCTCCGCCTTCCGGACGAGCTGCCGGTAGGGTGGGTAAAGCTGCGCGACTTGGGCGCGGGCTTCCTGCAGGGCGGCCCTGTCATCCTCGCTCAGCTCCTCGCCAGCCTCTGCGGCCTCCCGCTCGGCCGCGACCAGATCGAGGATCGCAGCGATGTCTGACTCGTCCGTGAGCACGGCTCGCAACCCGCGCTCGAGCGCCTCGTCCACCTGAAAGGGGAAGACGCGCGGGGCAAGCAGTTCGCCGCTGAGCTCCGCCTCCATCTCGCCGCGCTCGATCACTCCGCCTGGGCGGAAGAAGAAGCACTGGCCCTTTTTCCACGGCACGGGCCACGGAACAGGAGCCTTTGATGTCCTGATCATCCGACCCCCCGCTCAGAAGAAGCTGATGTAGCGGTCGCCGTCGCGCGTGTAGGCATCGCGGCCGGGCGAGAGAGCCTGGAAGCCCATTGCATCGGCGCGCAGCGCGCCCCGCATGGACGGGTCGGCGCTTACGGGCTGCGCCACCGGGACCACCAGACCCCAGCGGTTGCCGGTCTGCGTTCCGAAGCGCAGCGCGATCGGATAGTTCAGCGCGGCCTCGATCTCGGCAATCGCATCGCGCGTCGAGACCAGAGTGCGCAGCGGATCGGCCTCGAACATCGGCTTGCGGCCGACGAGCTGGCCGGCACCGAAGCCATAGGTCGTGTTCGGATCGACCACGTCCTCCACATTGCCGCCGCTGCGAAGCGCCCAGCGGCTGATCGGCAACTGCTTGCGGTTGATCAGCGCCGCCGGGGGCGTGCCGGAGCCCTTGACCAGAAGCGGCGCGCTGTGACCCGCAATTACGGCGTTGGTCGGGACTGCCGCAGCGGTCACGCCGAGATAGGTGCCCGAGAAGCGGAACGCGCCGAAACCCGGACGCGCTGTGTCACCCTCAAGGTCCGCGGTGCCGCGGCAATCACCCCAGCGATGAAGGTTGCCGTCCTCGTACCAGGAGATGGTGACCGGCGGGTGATCGGTGAGCCGAGCCGCCGCATCGGAGGGCGAGGTGCCCGCATAGGTCCAGTTCGCCGGGATCGCGCCCGTGCTGTCGGTGCCCAGCACCGGCGAGAAGCTGTCGGACAAGGTCGCGAGCCGGCCCGCGGTATAGTCGGTGATCAGCGGGACGTGACCGGCGGCTGCTCCGGCAAGCAGGAGCGGCATGCCGCGAAGGCCCTGCGCGGTGCCCGGAAAGCCCGCAGCCAAAGTCGCAGTCGTCGCACTGCCGGCGGTCAGGGCCGCCGCGGCGATGGCCGCCTGGAACTGCCCGCGCCAGCCGCAGCCCTGGAAAGCGGCGTGCAGGGGCGGCTTGACGCTCGCCGTATAGGCGACGCCGACGCCGGCTCCGCGGATGCGGCTCCGGAAGCCGATCGAGGCGGGCTGGCCGACCACCATCGGCGCGCCCGCAACCAGGCTGCCAGTCACCTCATTCACATCTTCGGTCGTGAACGGGCTGCCATAATCGACGCTGCCGTCCTCCACGGACACGGCCTGCGTGGTCGGATCGACCGCTGGATATGTCCCTTCGGCAGCCTGGAGGGCGATCAGCAGCAGCCCGTTCCGCGGGCGAATTACGGGATCCGGCATTGGTCTCTCCTGTTAGGCGAATTGCGCCGGGTCACCCCGGACGGTGGCGAACTGGATGGTGAAATCCTGCGCGAAGGCGATCCGGCGGGTCTCGGCGAGGGGAGCCAATTGAACCCGGCGCTGGCCTGCGATCTCTATCAGCTCGACCAGCCCCCCGAGGGCGCCGTCATCGGCGCACAAGGCCGCGACAGTGGCTGAGTGAAGCTCGATCATCTCGTCGTGAGTGGTGGCGCCGCCCTCCCCCTCGACATATCCTTCGACGGTGATCGCAAGCTGGAGTCTGCTCGTGTCCGTTTCCGCCTCGATCGGCTCGTCGCCATTGTCGTAGACGTGGAGCGCCGGGTAAGCTGCCGGATCGCCCGACGGCATGCGCTCGTATTCGTGGACGCTGGCCAGTGCGCCGAGCCGCCGATCGATCTCAGCAAAGATGAGTGTGAGAGCTGGCATAGGGATAAGCCTCTCAGGCTCGTCGGCGGAAAGTCGGCCCTACGAAACGTGACTCGTTCCGCCCGATCCGGGCACGATCGCCGCCCAGGTCACCGCGCCCGACCCAATCGCACCGGCATCGACGGCACCCCCCAGGTCCGCCGGTCCGCCGGCCTTGCGCGCGAAAGCGGCAAGAACCTCCGCGCGGTTGGCAGGCGAGAAGGTCGGGCCGTCGAAGGCCGAGCTGTAGGCGATCGTGGCGCCGCCGAGCCCGAGCGTGATGTTGTCGGCCAGGCTCGGGCTGCCGCCGATCCCGAACGCCTCGGCAATGTTGCGCTCGACCCGGTGCGTTCCGCTGCTGGTGCTGCTGCTCGATCCGGTGCCGACGAAGAGATTGCAGGTCGAAGGGTTCGACCCGCCAAATGCCACCCCGGTATTGTTCAGCACGACGCAGTTCTTGGCGTTCTCGATCTGGAGCGAGACCGAGCTGTCGCCGACGGTAACGTTGCCGATCATCTCGGCGATGAAGAAGCGGCCGCTGTCCGTGCCGCCCGATTTGAAGTCGGACAGCAGGGCGCCCTGCATGTCGTCGCCGCGCGAGCCGCCGGAGATCAGGATGTTGCGGTTGACCTTGACCGTCCAGTCGGTGGTCGCGGTGATCTTTCCGATCAGCCTGATCGCATCGACGTGAGGGCCGGCGCTGTCGGTCGGGCGGCCGACGCTCTGACCGACCACGTTGTCGGATATTTCAACCGGATTGTCCTGGCCGCCATATTCGACGGCGATCCCGTCATCGTAGAAAAATTGAACGCGGTTGCCCTTGATGTTCACCACGGCTGTGGGGCCTAGCCGGCGCACGGAAACCGGGGTCGCGCCCCACTGGACCCAATTGTCCTCGATCGTGATGTTCCCGCCGACCGACCCATCGACGCCGCTGCCGCTCGCAATGATGTCGATGTTGTTGTTGGGATAATTGCTCGAGGTCGAGAAGTCTCCGTAGGGGTCGGCCACGGCGCCCGACACATGGCAGCGCCGGATCGTGATGTTGTTGACGTTGTTGGCGCTCTCGCCGATCAGGTCGAACTTCTTCTCGGCCGCCTTGGTGGTGGCGAGATCCTCGAAGACGACGCCGCGGGCCCCCCGCAGCACGAACCGGTTGACCGTCGTCCGGTCACTCGCCTCGGTCGGCTCAGTCACGGTTCCGGTGAAGGCGGGGACCCGGCCCTTGATGACTAGCCCCCCATAATCGTTGCGGCGAAGCCTAGCGGCTACACCGTCCACGCCAGTGACCAGGCTCGCGCCCCCGCGATAGCTGTCCGGGCGCACGAAAACCGTCTTCCCGCTCAGCGACGCGGCGGTCTGCGCGATCACAGTGTCCCATTCGGCCTGGGTGCGCACGTCCCAGGCATTGGCATCGATCGTCACCGTGACTGTCGACCCGTCACTCAGGCCGAGCACATAGGGCCCGCTAGCGAGGTTGGCGGTGTCACCAGCTGTCGAAGGCGACAGATACCCGCCCGTTACCTGCCAATGGCCGCTGGGATCACCGGAGGTGATCGAGGTGCCGGCAACCGGAAACCCGCCGGCACCTGCAGCGGTCAAAGCTCCAAAGCGCGTGGCGGCAGCTGGTGGTAGGACGCCACCGCCTTGGCGGTGCCGAGCCGCGACCTCTGCAACCGCGATGCCGCAGCCGATCATCAGTAGCCCGCGAACAATCCGGTCGCGGTGCCGCCGGCCCTGATCGCCCGAGCTGCCAGCGGATTGACGCCCGCGTTAACAGGGACGCCATTCCTTTGATCGCCGGCAATCGTCGTAAGGTTCACAGTGCCCGCGGCGGTCGCGAGTATGGCCCTGCACGGACCGTCTGGAAGGTCGCCGGCGCCTGGCGTGACCGGAACGTAGTCAAGCAGCGGGGCCGACGAGATTTGGCCGAAGATACCCGGCTCTGTGATGTTTTTCGCCATACTGCTACCCCTGTTGCTGTTGAGGTGCTCGCTCGACGACCAGAAGCCACGCGGCGACGTCGTCACGGCGCGTGATGTCGTTCACCCGCCAGCGGAGGCCGTCATGGACCAGGGTGTCCGTCTTCGAGGGATCGCTCGGCAGGAAGCTGAACGGGACCTCGAACGCCTGCTTGCGCGTGGTCGCGCCGGGACCCTGATAAGCATCCGCGGCAGCTTCGGTCGGCACAGCCGTAATCGCCGCTTCGTCCAGGCCGGCACCGCTATAGACGACCGGCTCGGCGAAGGCGGCATGGATGGCCGCCAGCGCCACGGTCTGGTGGCTAAGCATCAAAATTTGCCGGTCAGGCGCTCTCGGCCGCGCGCTCTACTGCCGCAGCCTCAGTCGCGGAAACAGCGCAGCCGGTATCGACCAGCCGTTTGACTTCTTCGGCGGAAACGAAGCCGGCCTTGGTTTCCTCGGCCTTTGTCGAGGCCACCGAAAGCTCGGTCCCGGAGTCGCGATATTGACCGGCATTGTCGATCGCCGGGCCATAGAGAACGATCTTCTTGAGCATCGAATTACTCCGGAAAAAGAGGGCGGCGCAGTGAGCAGCCGCCCCTCAGGCAGCGTCGGGCGTGGGGGTTGGGGTGCCCTTCGCTGATCAGACCTGGCCCGTGAGCTTGACGTTGACCGTCGCGTCGCCGCCGGCCGCCGCCTGCGTCGCGGCGCCGATCAGCTTGTTCCCGGACGCGGTGGTGGTGACGTTGCGGGCAGCGTTGTCCCAATAGGCCGCAGCGCCCTGCGTGAACGCGATGCCTGCCGCCTTGGTGAGGGTGAAGACGTCCTCGGTGACGCCGACGACCTCAGCGCCGGACGCGGCATCGGTGGACGCGACGGCGAAGATCACGCCGACCTGAAAGCCCTGCCCGCTGGTGAGCGCGTAGGGAGCGGTGAGGGTGAGATTCACACCCGGCTGCACAGTGTTGCGCATGTTTCCTGTTCCTTCTCTGCTGCTTCAGCGGCTCAGCCGCCGGCTCCCACGCGCTTGGCGCGGATCGCCTGGATGATCGTGGCCTTGTTCGCGTCGCCCTCGAGCTGGACGCCTTCGCGCTCAGCGGTCTCGCGAAGCTGAGCGACCTTCATGCCGTCGAGATCATCGTGGACCGTGGCGTCCGGGTCTTCGGCTGCCTTGTCGTCGATGAGCTGCTGAGCGACCTGGTCGTCCTCGACAGGGATCAGGCCCTCGGTCGGGTAGCGCACAACGCCGTCGATGACGCGCGGCGCGGTGAGGCGAAGTTCCTTCATGGTTCACTCTCCACGGGAAATGCGGGGCGACCGAAGCCGCCCCGTTCAGCCTTACTGGCCGGGGTTGCGGTACAGGCCGCGGTGATCGATGACGGCGGCGCCGACATCGAGGCGAGCCTTGTTCTCAACGCCATCCACGTCGAAGCCGACGCGGGTGTCAGTGAACAGCTCCTCCTGGCCGAGCAGGTGCGAGAGCTCGATCACGTCGAACGCACCCGGATCCGCAGCGAGGAACCACTGCAGGCCGGTGATGCGAGGCTCGATGATGAGCTGGAGCTTGCCGGGGAACGGGTTGACGTTGCTCGACTGAGCAGCCGCCACCGCGGTGAGGAACTGCTCGGCCTCCGTTTCGCGCTCGGGGCCGACGATCAGGTAAGCGGGGCGCACGGTGAGGAAGGCTCCGTCCGCGCTCTTCTGCTGCGACATTGCCAAGCGCCCGGCTCCGACCGTGGCGACGGTGATCCCGCCCCCGGAAGCGGCGAGGTTGCCGTGGCTGGCGTGGAACAGCGGCACACCGTCCGCCATCGCCGGGTTGCTGGTGAGCAGGCCCCAGACGAGATCGGATTCGAGGTCCGCCGCGCGCCGGCCGAACATGTTTGGGATGCGCCCGAACAGGTTCTGGTCGTCATTCACGATCGCCTGCCGGGTGATCGGGATGATGCGACCATAGGTCTGGAGGCGGTAGGTCATCCCGCTGTCGGTGATCGCGCCCCGCTTGAACTCGCCGTTTTCCGGCACGTTCAGCAGCACCGGAGCGTCGCCCAGGCTGATGATGCTGGTCGGCTTGAAGTCCGGCAGGGTGCCTTCGCTCACGATCGGACGGAAGGTCTGGGGAGCCGCCGCGAAAGCCGCCCGCACGCGCTTGTTGCTCGCGTTCGAGAGGGCAAGCGCGAAGTCGCTGGTCGTGAGCGCGCCGAACCGCATGCCGAGCGCGTGGCCCGCGACATCCAGGCGGCTGAGCCCCTGGTGCCGGATGCCGGTACGCTGGAGATAGTCCCGCGACATCTCCATCAGCGTCATGCCGCGGAACTCACGCGCCGCCTGCATCCGCTGGTCGTCCATCTTCACGCTCGGATTCGCGCGCAGGGTGATCGCGTCCTCAATCGCGTTGCGGTAGCCCTCGGACTCGGTGCCGGTGGCGCCCGCGCGAGCGTCGATGCTCGGAAGCTTGCGCTTCTCGAACAGACGGTCGTTGACGGCGGTCAGCAGCTCGGTCTCGCCAAGCGGCGTCTCCTCGTGCCGCTCGATCAGCTCGAGCGCGAAGTCCGCGCCAAGGTCCGGGCTGCGGCTGCACAGCTCGCGGATGCGCTTGTTGGTCACGGGCGAGCCGCTGCGGGCGCCAGCAACAGGCTGCTCCGGAGCGGGAGCCGGGGCGGGTGCGGGGGTCGGCGACGGCGTGGGCGACGGCGCCGGAGTCTGGGTCTGTTCGACCATTTTACTCTCCTTGGGGGTCGCGGCGGCGCCGCGGATGATGCAGGGATGCCCGCCCTGCGCGGCGCTCCGGGCACGCACCTGCGCGCCGGCATCGAATGGGACCGCGACCATGGAGACCTCGACGGGCTCCCAATCGGTGGCGAGGAGGTGCGGACGCTCCCCCTCGCTTTCGGTCCGCAAGTAGGTGTGGACGGCGTAGCCGACGCTGACGCTCCGGATATGGCCGTCGATGATCTTCTGGTTCGTGTCGGCGACGTCGGGCGTCCGGGCTAGGCTGACGCGGGCAATCCCCTGTCCGCCCTCGATCCGCGCCGTGCCAGGTACGACCGAACCAAGGACGCTGCGCAAGGTGTAATCCTGGTGGCTGTCGAGAAGGCAGGCGCCGTTGTTCAGCCGGTCCAGCCGAACGGCAGTCGCCTCCATGCTCAGCTCTTCGACGTAGAACTCGCCATCCAGCCAGTCGAAGCGCATGCCAGCAGCACCGGTCGACCAGGTGATCTCGATCGAGTTGTCCTCTTCCTGATAGGACGCGGGCCGCACTGAGGCGGCCCGGACCATCATCGGAGCAATCGTGCGCTGCTCAGGCGGCTTCAGCCGGCTTGGGTCCATTATCGTTACTCCAGAGGCGGTGAATCAGGCCGACCAGGAACCGGAACTGCTCGGATCGGTCCTCAGGGAGGCTGCCGCCCTGGGCGGGCGCGAAAGGGTCGCCCTTGAACAGCAGACCGAGGCCCTGCTGCGCCTTCGTGTCCTCGGCGATCTCGGCCATCAGCGTGTTGAAGTCGTAGCCGCGGGCGTTCACCAGGTTACGGCGGCTCTCCAGCCCAGCCTGCATCAGCGCGATATTGCCGTTCGCTTCCTTCTCGGGATCGACGCTCTCGAAAGGCGGTGGCGTCCACTTGATCTCATAGGAGCGGGCCGAGATGATCGACCGCTCACGAGCATCGCGCTGGAAGCGCTGCCAGATACGCTCCAGCCCGACCGGGATGATCGTGTTGAACTGGATGCGGCCGATCGACCGCTGGAACTCCAGGCTGCCGGCGCGATAGCTCGAATAATTGACGTTCGAGAGATCGCCGCTGATGTGCTCATAGGTCGTGCCGACGCCGGCCGCGGTCGAAAGCAGGGCCAGCTTCACGATGTCGTTCAGCCCGCCCGAGGGCTTTGGATCACCGAACGTGACGGTCTCCCCCGGCCGCAACCGCGAGATCATGCCGGGCTCGAGGGTCTCAGTCGCAAACTTGTCAGGCCCCTGGTCCTGGACCCGGCCGACGTCCTCGTCGCCCTCCCCATCCGCCGGGGTGATGAAGCCCGCGAAGCAGGCTTCGATGTTCTTGCGGATGATCTCGGCCTCAACGCTCTCGTCGATGTCGCCGAGCCGCTTCACGACGGGCTCGAAGACGCTGATCCCGTGCCGCTGTCCGACATATTCCTGCACGAACAGGTGGATCACGTCCTGAGCGGGCACGCGAACGGGCCGCGGATTGGCCCAACGCTGGCCGGGGCGGCCGATCGAGAAATGATAAGCCACCGGCCGTCCCTCGGCGTCGTACTCCACGCCGTTCTCGATGTTCTCCTGGACGAGGTGCGTCGCCAGCATGCCAGCATCTAGGAGCTGAAGACGGAGCGGGACCTCGCCGACCGGCACCCGCTCCGTCCGCAGGACGATGAAAACCTCGCCCTCCCGGAACATTGTCCGGACCGCCAGTTCCTGGAGGCCGTAGAAGTCGAGCCTCCCGTTGAAGTCGCAGACCTTGGTCCAGTCGCTCCACAGCTTTGCAATGGACTTGGGGCCTTTCGGCGCGCCCGTGATGCCCCAGCCGATCGCATTGTTGACCAGCGTGTTCAGCGCCTTTTTGCCGAACGGGTCCTTCGCGGCCAGATCGAGGATCTTTCGGCGGTCGACGAGCCGCGCAGGGCGGGCATCGTCGGGCTTTCCAGTGTTTCGGCTCCAAGCCGCGCTGGCCGAACCCGCAAAGCGGAGCCCGCGGCGCGCCATCTGTCGCTTCAGCCCCCATTTGGGCGAAACATAGGAGATTGCGCGGTCGAGAGCGTTCACGGACGGCAAATCCGCCCGACAGTGGTCCTCCGGCGGGGTGAAACACGGGTTGCAGCCGCCTGCAGCTCCGCCTTCATCTCCTTGCGGAGGGCAATCATCTCACTCGTATTCTGGTAAACGGTCTGCCGGCCGTCCGCGAAGGTCACGCTCTTGACCCCGGCGGTGATCGCCGCGTCGAGCGCGTCCAGATCGCTCTGTGTCCACGCCATCAGCGGCTCCTTCGGTTCAGCCAGTTCGAGGTTCGGCGCCGGTCGATGAAGCTCGGCTTCGGTTTGGGTCCGGCAGCCGCCTCAAGCGCCGTATTCGGGGCTGCAGGCACCGGCGACCGTTCGGCGACCTCTTCCACTCGCCGGTTGAGCTTCATGCCCATGTGCAGAAGGCCGGCCAGGGCCGCGTAGGCGTAGACCCGGCAGTCCAGCGCCTCGTTCGCCTTGCCCTTGGGCAGCTCCCAGACGCGGTAGCGTTGGCCGGACGCAGTTTTCACCACCACGCGCTCGGCCGTGAGCTGGGAGAAGTACCCAATATCTCGATCGTGCGGGAAGTGCATGTAACCGGCGCCGGGCTCCTCAAGCGCCAGGCGCGACCGGATCATGTCCTTTGCCGCATTAACCCCGATGATCACCGGCCGAAACTTGGTCCGGTTCGCCTTGGTCGGTCGGGCAGTGGGCCAGACCGGGCTGCGCTGCCCGCCGCGGGCACTTTCGCCCTTTATCGCCCACACCTTTCGGCCCAGCCGAGCCTTCGCGAAGGCATAAACCGCCTGCGTGTGGTGACCGCCGCTGTCCACGCACGCTGCGGAGACGGTGAACTCGCGCCCATCGGCCCGCCTGAAGGTCCGCAGGAGCTGCTCGTCGACGCGCGTCCAGAACTCTGTGGTGGCGGGATCGCCGTCGACCACCTGATAGTCGATCGACCAGCTTTCCTCGTTTCGGCCCCAGCCGACGAACTCCAGCTCGACGCGATCGTCTTGCACGTCAACGCCGGCAGTGATGATCCCGACGCCCTCGGGAACCTCACCGGGCCATTGCTCTACCTTTGAAGCAAGCGTCTCGGCCTTGACGTCCTTCCCGGCCTTCAGCCGGTACGGGAGCCCGAGCTGGGTGTTCCACCACGCCTGCTTCTTGTCCTCGTCGTCCTTGGCTTCGATCCATTTCGCGGCGATGTTCGCCGGCTTGTCCTTCGGCCAAGGGCTGAACAGCTTGCCGCAGGTGAAGCTGGCGTGCTCGTTCGAGACTGGCCAGCCGCCGCAGCTAGAGCACCTCGCCCGGTAGACGGCGTGCCGGTCGGACGACCACCAGTCCCAGACTGCCTCGACGTCGCCAGACTGACCGTAAGCGGCCATCGGGTCCTGCCGCTCGCCGCAGCAGGTGAAAGGCCGGGTCTGGTGCCATCTGATCGTGGAGAGGGCCCGGAGCCGCTCGCCCTCTTTCCACCCCGCGCCGCAGGCGTCGCAGTGGATCTGCGCCGTCCGAGGGATGTGGTTGCCGTCCTGGTCCTTGTCCCATTCGACATGCCGGAAGAAGTCCGGGAACAGCCGGTGCTGACAATGCGGGCACTCGATCGATGCCTTGCGCTGGTCTCCGTCGAGGTAGCTGCGCTCGATCCGGCTCTCGTCCTCGATCGTCGGCGAGCAGGCGCGGATGCTGAGCCAGTTGGCAAATGTCGCGGTGCGCTCGTCGCCGAGCGTGATCGGGTCGCCTTCCTTGGTGACCGGGTACTTGTCGGTCTCGTCGTAGAACACCGCTCGCACCGGGCGGCGCGCAAGGTTGTCCGGACTGCCCGCCCCGGCGAGCGCCAGAAATCCACCGGGAAAACTCTTGTAGAGCAGGGTCTCTTCAGCGTTGCGCGTGCTGCGAGAGCCCATGATCTCGCGAAGCACCGGCGTCGCCTTGATCAGCGGTGTGATCCGCTCCTTCGAGAACTGCTGCGCCGCGTCGTCCTTGGGCTGGACGAGAAGCATGGGCGCCGGGTCGAGGTGGGCGAAATAGCCGACCGTGTTCTCGATCAGCGATGTCTTCAAAAGCTGCGTCGCGACCATGACGGTGACTATGTGAACGCCGGGCTCGGTGATCGCGAGCATCGGCCCGCGGGCCACCTCTACCCGGCTCGTCCGCCATGCGCCCGACGTGCTCCCGGCTTCCTTCGCCAGCTTGCGGTAACGGTCCGCCCAATCCGGAACGCTTATCCGTGGCGGGGGCGTCCAGCCGCGCCGCCGGCCCTGCTCAAGCTTCTGTCGCGCTGTCAGCGGCGGCGAAGTCTGCTTCAGGTTCGCCGAGCTCGGCGAGCTGCTGATGAACATGCGCGGTCAGAGCCTCGATGATCGGCTCCGGCTCGAGACCGAGGTCGGCCGCCATGAGCGGCCCGACCCGGCTCGGGAAGTTCAGCCAGGCGTCGCGTTCGGCGCGGGCGCTCTCGAATAGAACGCTCTTCGCGGTCTCGACGTCCACCAGGTCACCGGCCTTGCGGCGGGCGTCCAGCAGGTGCTTCAGCGCAAGGCCGTTTTCCTTGACCCGGATCGCATCGGCCTCGGTGGCAAACTTGCCGGAGAGGAGCTTGGAAACGAAGTCGTCGAGGAACTCGTCGGTCGCGTCCTCGACTTCGAAGTCACCATCTGGAGGGTGCGAACCACCCGATTGGTTCGCAGTGCTGTTCGCACTTGGGTTCGCACGGCGGTTAGTCTCTCGCCACGGTGATCCGACTAGTGCCGGATCGAGCTTTCCACCGCCCGACAGCCGCAGTTTCCCTTGCTTTATGGCCTTTCGCACCAAGGTGTCGCTGCATCCTTCGCGCCTTGCGAACTCGCGGAGTGACAATCCTGCGAACACTGCGAACACCTTTCGAAACCTGTAGCTGGGCTCATTCCGAGCCTTTGCCTCCCGTATAGCACCGGGCCGGGGAAGGACCCGCGGCCACTCCGGTCACCCCGGCAAGGGTCGTGCCAGTTCGGGGGGCGTCGCCGATCAAATCGCCATCGTCGAGGTAGGGCTCGATGGTGACCGTGATGATCTGGTCGTCGACGCCCGGCTTGCCCAGCCAGCCGGTCGAGCGTGAGCCCTCGAACCTGACGTCGACAAGCCCGACGATGCCGAGCGGCTCGAGCGCGCGCTTGATGGCGTCGAAGACGTCGAGGACCGTCATCATGGGACAGGCTCCTGCGTTTAGGTTTTCCCATTGCTTGCGCAGACCCGGAGAAGCGCGGCTTCCCGGTAAGGTGGCGAGGGTCGCTACGCCCAATGGTGGGCCGGCCGTGCCTCTCGCCTATGCCGCTCGTGCGGCCTTGGCTGGTTTCAGCTCGTCAGCATGTACCGAATCGGGCGCCACGTCGCAAGCCTCCACCCTGATCTGCAGCAACCCGCCGAAGTCGAGCACCAGGTGACCGTTCCGAGGCGTCTCAAGCACCGTCGCCTTCAGCCCTTCGAAGGCCGGGTCTAGAACCGTCACCCTCTGGCCGAGCACATAGGCACGGCTCGGGTTGGAGCGGCCACGCCTGTTCTTGGTCTTCTTCTTGCGGCGGCGATCGAGGGCGGCCCTCTCTTCCGCAGCACAGAAGTCCCGCCATTCATCGGCCAGCCGGTGCTCGTGCTGCTTCAGCGGCTCAAGCTCGGCACCTTCGACGTGCGGGATAGTGCCGCGATACTGGAAGACGGTGAAGGCGGGATGATCTGAGACCGGCGAGTGCTGGATCTGCAGCAGCTGATCGAGCTGGTCGTAATCGGCGAACGCGAACGTCGGCAGCGCGGCGGCCGGCACGTCCCGATATTTGGTGGAGCGGGGCCGCTTCTGACGCTGCATGGCCTGAGGCGTCCAGGCGTCGATCCCGACCTCGGCTAGAAACCGCACGACCTTGAGCGTGCGCGGCCCAGCCATTCGGAGAATGCACCAGCGGGCACTTCCCTGGCCGATGGGAGCGGTGTCAGCCCCGGACATCAGGCTCTTCCTTGTACCACCAGAAGGGTTCCCACTCGCCTCCAGGCGGCTGGTGCCGTGGATTGGGCGATTGGTCTCGCAGCCGGATGACCTCGTCGCTGCCGCAGACGAACAGCCCGTCCCTGCCCCAATTCAATCACGACCATGTCGAGAGAAGGCAGACCTGCCGTCACCCTCTTTCTCCTGCGGTATGGGGAGGAATGGTCATGCGGCGTCAATTTCCCGAACATCGACGTACCGTTTCGGGGCTTGCCCGTTGACGAACCAGCGGCGATTAGACCGCATCCGCTCCTCGGACTCGTTGAGGAGATCGCAGTGCGCCTGAAGCTGGGCGAGGGCATGATCGGACCCGGCCTCAGCTTTTCGGGGCACGTTGTTCAGCAGGCTTTGAGCGAGCGCGATCAGCTCCGGCGCCTTGGGCAGGAACTGGCGCTCGCGAGCCCACAGTTGAGCGGCACGCTCGAGGAGGTGCGGAGGCACGTCGGCGCAGTCCTGAGCGAGCAGCGCGATCTTGGCACGGTGCTGGTCGGCCGCCTGTCCGCTCGGCAGATAGCGGAGCCCAAGCTCCTGAATGATCGCCTTCGTTTTAGCCGAGGCCTTTGCGAAGATTGGTGAGATATTGCTCTCCGGCGTCGATGAGGTCTGTTCCTGCCGGAAGTACGGATCGCCCTCGTCCATTGCGGGTCTCCACAGCAGCGGTGAGCCAAGCAGCGGGGTCGCTGTGGTCCTCCACTTCGGATTGTCGGATCAGCGTCAGCAGCTCGGCATCGCCGAGGGCCTTTCGCCAGCGGCCGATGAGCGATCGGGCAGCAGCGTCGGTTTTTCCGGCTCGGACCAGCAAGCTTACTCCGCTGTCGAAAACAGCTTTGCAGAAATCTGCTGCCGGGTGCGGCACGACGATGCCCGATGCGTTAGCATCGGAATATCTACTCTCCTCTGTATCTGTATCTGTCGTGACATTGCGTGACATTGCGTGACAGGGGCTCTCAAGCGGGCTGTCACGGGTGCCAGGCGGTGTCGTATTTGGCGGTTTTCCGCCGTTATTCGAGCGACTCCGGCGCTGCCTCTCGGCCGCGGTTTCGTCCTCTCGTTTGGGCTGTCGCTTGCCCCAGGCGGCAATGCGATCGTCTACGATCAGGCGCTTGTCGCGCAGCGTTGTGACAATGCGTGACACATGATCTTCTTCCATGCCGGCGAACAACGCGAAGGTTTCCACGTCGAAATCGCCGACATAGCCACGCTCGGGATGTTGTGAGCCATGGTCGAGAAGAGCCCACCACGTGCCTGAGACGTGGATAGGACGAACCCCAGCGCGCTTGGCGATGAGGAGCCATTTCGGATCGGTGGGAGCACCGTGCCAGGAGCGGAACCAGTCAGCCAAGGCCCAGCTCCTGGCGCCACCGTGTCACGGTCCCGGATGCTGCGCCGTAATGGTCCCGCAGCTCCTGGTGCGTCATGTGGCGCGACTGGATGGCGAAGTCGTTCGGCATCGGCCGTTGGCGACCCGGCACGCCCTGCTTCCATCCTCGTTGGCGCATCCGGCAAACCGCGGACGGGTCGACGTGAAGGATTTCCGCCGTTGTGCGGATCGAGTGAACTTCCGACAAGCGACGAGCGCGATCGCAAAGGCTCTGGGGCAGCGGAACAGCCATCAGCCATCCCCCAAGACGAACGTAACCCGTCCATCCTTGACCGGCTCGCCGAACAGGTAGGAAGGCAGGAACCGGCTATCGTTAACCTTCAGCGCGTCTGCGATGCCGTCCCAATAGGGTTTGATCCTGTTGGGAAAGTTGACCCTGTCACCCCGCCGATCCGGAGGGTAGAAGGCGACGATGGCGCGAATGTCGCCCGATGCTGGCACGTCCGGGCGCGCGGCCAGTGTGGCGTCCTTGGCCCACTCGCGATGCTTCTTGATGATCGGTCGCATCCGCCAGAAGTGCTTGTCGCTGTGGCCGGATAGCGAGGCGGGAGGCCAGGGAAGCTCGATCATACGGACATGCTCGCCGAGACGAGAGCGCCACGAACGCGATGTGAGCATCCGAACCGGCAACCACAGCGCGGGCAAGGATCGCGATCAACGCGGGCGGGTAGCGAAGCCAAAGGAGGCGGCAGAGCGATACGCTCACGCGGCGGCGAAGGCTTCAGTCCACGCTCGCTCCAGTGCGGCCTGGGGGCGGAGCCAGCGGTTCTCCTGCCCGTCCGAAGGATGGTGACAATCCGTCTGTTCGTTCCGCGGCGGACGGAGATGAGCCCAGCTTCCTCGAGGCGGCCAACCACCCTCGCCGCAGTGCTGATGCTCTTGGCGTGGATGATCTCGGCCAAGTCGCCGTTGGTCGGGCACGGCTCGCGACTATTGGCGGCGCGCTCGATCGCCTTGAACGCCGTCCAGTCGTAAGGTGTGAGCCCCTTGCCTGTCTCGCCTATGGGGAGAGGGTGGGAGGTCATGACAACCTCGCGTCTGGGCGGCCGATGGCGTCTAGGATGCGAACGGGCCCCGGCTGAGTATCGTCGAACACACCGATAGCCGAGCGGCCAGTTGCCCACGCGAAGCTGTCCAAGTTGGTCCGGTGCGGCTTCCTCAGCGGGTGCGTGGCCGACTGGTGGTGCCCGTGGACGATGTGCTTGCCGCTGACGTGGCGCTCGTCTGGATGGAACTCCGCGTCTCCGTGCTCCACGTCGCCCGGATAGAGCATCCACTGAAGCGTCTCAGGCTTTGCATCGCTCACCTGTTGGTCGAACGGGACGCCGGCATGGACAAAGATGCGGAGTTCGTCTTCGTGGACGATGGGCAGGCTCGCCAGCCACTCCAGGTGCTCAGTCGGTATCTTGAGCGGCACCAGCGGGTCGCCATTCTGGTAGCCATAGGACTGAAGCGTCTGCCCGCCCCCATTCCCGATCCACCAGCGCAGGATGCCCGGATTGGACAGGCACTCCAGCATCATGGCCTCGTGGTTTCCCTGGAGCACGATCCACTGCCAGTTCAGACGCGATGGACCGGCCATGAGCAGGTCGATGATGCCGCGAGACTGCGGCCCGCGGTCAACGAAGTCGCCGAGCACAACGAGTTTCCCGCCGGCTTCGCCCGCGTCGGCCTCGATCAGGTCGATAGCGCGGCAGAGGAGATCAAACCTGCCGTGCAGGTCTGCGATGACGTAGGTGTTCACGCCGCCCTCACCGTCAGTCGGCGCAGAAGCTGGTCGATTGCTGGATATGACGTGCTCATGCCGCCGCGAGCCCCACGAGCTGGGCACCGCGGTTCATCATCCGAACGCCAACCGGGCGAAGCGTCGTGCGCTCGATCGGGCAGAACACGTTGTCAGCAGCGGCGCGAACAACCGCGGCCGTGTCGTCAGCCATGTCAGCAGCGAGCGCGCCGGGGGGCGTTTCCTCCCTGTCCGGGAGATCATATGCGCCCTGGTCTGCAAGCCGCATCCACTCAGTCGTGAACTCGGCACCAAGGAACTTCATCAGCGACAGAAGCTGGCCCATGTCCGCGTTCCGGTATTCCCCGCCTTCCGGGTCCGACATCAGGCACTCGATGATGCGGTCAGGGACGCCCGTAGCGTTGCTGAGCTGCTTGACGGAGTAGCGGCGGCCGCGCCCCACGTAGAGGCGCAGGGCATCGCCCAGAGCGCCCCTACCGGCTGCGCGGGAAACGAGCAGAGAGTTGTTCGCTGACTGACTAGCGGTCATTCCGCATACTCCGAAGCATGATGGAAGTGGATCACAGCGCTGGGGAGACGGGGGCAGTCGCCATAAGCTCCTGCATCTCTCGCCTGCTTCGTGCGCTGCCACGATTGGCTGTGATTGCTGGCCCGACCGAGCGCGCGACCCATGAGAACCGCGACAGGGAAGCTCAGGACGATCCAGGCTGCGATGCCGAGGAGGGAGGCTTGCCAGAGGGGCATCTAGGCGGCCTCCACTCTCGGAGTGACGTTCGGGTGCGGCCACTCGAAAGGAAACAGGCCGCCGAGGTCGCGTTCCAAGCGTCGGAGGAACTGGTTGGCCTCGTTGAGGTCGGCGGGCAGCTTGGTTGCCCACGCGACACGAACCCGCAGCCATCGCCGCTCGCTGTGAAAGGGGCGGAACTCCAGCCCACACAGCTTACGACTTTCGCCGGCCTTGGGGTGGCGCCACTGAAAACTTTGGAGTTGTGCCCCAAAGCCGCCGATCCATGTGTAAAGGCGCCCGCTCAACCAATAGAAGCGGCTGTCGAAGTAGGGCGACTTCAGGCCGTAGCCGTTGCCGAAAATGAGATGGTCGAGCCAGAGCATTCAGTCAGTCTCCCCGAACACGCCGAACCGAGGGTTGCGCGCTTCCGCGAGACCATCAGGGCGGGCAGCGAGATAGCAGCGCGAATACCGGTAAGGGGTCTTGCGGGTCTGGTCGCAGATCGGGCAGTGGCGCGGAGCATCAACCTCAGCGCAGGTGCGATCCCCCACGAAGGGCATGCGACCAACAGCCGCTTGAGGAATACCCCCGTCGTCGCCGGGAGGAGAGCTGACGACGGGGGCTCCTGCGCCGGGGGTGTGGGCGGGCGGCGCGGGATTGCGGGAGAGGAGGGTCACGCAGCCCTCGCTTCTGGCAAGCTGCCGGACTCGCGCGTGCTGGGGGCGCTGTGATATGCCCGGCCGATGGACCCAGATGAATTCCAGCGCATACTCGCCGAAGCCAAGGAGGCCGGCGAGCGCAGAGCGCTTGAGGAGCACGAACCGGAGGCAAACGACGCATTCGAGATCGCCAGAGCGTTGCTACAGGTGCTCGGGCGGCGCTTCGGGGCCGCCTTTGTCGCCGAAGTCCAACGCGAGGTATTCCGCCGGGCTGACGATGTTGAAGGCCAAGAAGAGCCGTGGTGCCGAGACGCGGAAGAAATCCGCAAGGTCGCGAACGCAGGATACTTTACCGATCTCATTGACGAGCTCGCTTCTGACGGGCCTTCTGGGCGAGCGTAGCGGCGAGCATTTCCTCGCGAACGATGCGCCGGATACGCTCATTGAGTTCAGCGTCTGCCCGCCACCGAGCCTCCGTCTCGGGCGTGGCGGGGCCAGCAAAGATGCTCACGCCGCCCTCGCTGATTCTTGTGGGGTGTCGGGGCGGTACGTCGCCATGAAGCGCCGAACCTCCCGCTCAGTCTCCGGCCAGATGCGGCGGGGGCGGTCGCGCTTCTCCCCACGAAGGTCGCGGACGAACTTCCAATCCTTTAGGGCCTTTACGCCGAAGGATGCCTCCGACATGCCATGGGTTCGGCAGAACGCCTCAATGTCGGCCAGAAGAGGGTGATCGCTCATGCCGATCTAGATATGCGGGTAGCGCCCCGCACGTCAAGCGCTTTTGCGGGTAGCGTCCCTACATTGCGGGAAGCTTCCCGCGAGGCGATACACGGCCTCATGTCCACAAACTCGAATATCGACTATGACGTGCTGCGCGGTCTGGTCAGGGAGCGCATCAAGCCGAGGGGTTCATTCACACCCCGGGGGCTCTCGATGCTCGCCAGCAAGAAAAAGAACCCTGATCTTGTCCGGAACCTGCTGAGTGGCACCGATCCGTCATTCCCGAGCGTCTACGGGCTGTGTGAGGCGATGGCTGTCCCGCTTAACTCAGTCATCAAGTCGCTGCCCCAGCGACCGGCAGAGGCGCCCCCTGTAGATGACGAGAAGCGGAGCTGGCTGCTCGTGAACGCGCAGGTGGAAGCCGGGGTCTGGAGAGAGCAGGTGGAGTGGGGTCCCGAGGAATGGATGGAAGTCGAGGTGGACCCGGCGAAGTTTCACCCGGCAGCTACAGGAGTGGTTGTGCGAGGTCGGTCTATGGATCGGAAGTTCCCGCCTGGGACCTACCTGCATTGCGTCGATCTAATATCCTCTGGCGAGGCCGTGGATGATGGTGATTATGTGATTGCTGAAAGGCGACGCGGTGACCTCGTGGAGCTGACCTGCAAGAAACTGGCCCTTCGGACAGACGGCAACTGGGAGCTGCGGGCAGAGTCGTACCTCGACGAGTTTGCAGAGCCAGTTTTCGTCGGCTTCTTGCACGACGAGCACAATGAGAACGATGTGCGGATACGCGCACTGGTGATTGACGCCACCTTGCCAATGCCCCGGCGCCGTACCCGTTTTCTCGTCCGCGCTGCCTAACTCAGAAAGCGGGTAGCGTCCCGCACTTTTCTGTTGACGCGGGTAGCGACCCGCACTTATACCGTCCTCAAGGCCACTGATGGCCGGAATGAGGACGAGACGATGCAGCTACCCACCGTCACAACCGCAGCCGAGGCTGCCCGGCGTTATGAAGAGGCGCTGGCCGGCGATCACCTGATCCAGGCCGACTGGCACGATACGGCCAAGGACGGTCGCTGGCTCGCCTGTGCGCTCGGTGTAATCGGCGACAAGGTTCAGAGCCCCGCTGACTGCCCCGCATCTATCATGCCGCGCTGGCTGGCGAAGATGGTCCCCTGGTTCTTCGACCGGCAAAAGCAGGACGATGCCTTTGCTTGGGGCAAGGCTTTTTACGCCGAGCTTGCCCGGCTGAACGGCAAGGTTCCGTTTGAGGTCGTGTACGACTGGCAGGCAGAGACGGTCTGCCCGCTGGCAATTGAAGTTGCCGAGAAGCGCGGGCATGATCCGACACCGCACAAAGTCTTGCTGGAGCTTCACCGCCGCGCAGCGAAAGGCGACCGCGCAGATGAAGAGACGTGGCGCAAGGTGCTGCGCTACGCCTACGCCTACGCCTACGCCAACGCCAACGTCGACGCCTACGTCGACGCCTACGCCAACGCCAACGCCAACGTCGACGCCTACGTCGACGCCTACGTCGACGCCTACGCCTACGCCTACGCCAACGTCGACGCCTACGTCGACGCCTACGTCGACGCCTACGCCTACGCCAACGTCGACGCCTACGCCAACGTCGACGCCTACGCCATCAAACTCTTGGCAGACGGTATGGTTAAGGCTTTGCGTCGTGTGGTGCTCGCATGAGCTGGACCCACACCCCCCTAGCCCAGTCGCTCCTTGCCGACTGTGCCGCCTATCCCCCGCGCCGTGTGCGCCGTGAGCTTGGCGTTCTGTCCGGCCGCGCTTGGGGCGAGGGCTACAGCAACCACGACTGGCGGGTTCGCGGGCTCAAGCAGCTTGCCGAGCGCGCGGGTGACTTCGCGGTGGACATTGACGCGCTGATCGACGGCGCTGCGGTTCGGGAGGCTGCATAGCCATGAACCTCCTCCGTTTCGCAGAGAAGCACATCGACCGCGATGAGACTTTCGGGGCGATGCCGCAAGCGGCCCGCGCTGCCAGTCCTTCGGACCTCAGCCGCGTTCCGCGTCTTCGCAAAGTGGCATCGACTATCGCGGGTGCCTGGCACGCCTTCCTCAACATGCCTGAGCGAGTGGCGGCGGGTCTGATGATCCTCACCGCCATGGTCGCGGCGCTCGCAATCGGGAGCTTGTGATGAACCAGCGAATTGCGTTTGACGGCTTCTGGGATCGCTACGGCCGGCAGGAGTTTGACGACACCGATTTCGCCAAGGCTCTGGCTCGACTGCCAAAGATCACGCCGGACGGGCCGTGGGTGGCTGGCGGGAGCGTTCGCAGGCTGGTCGCTCGGCAAGAGCAGGACAGCGACTTCGACTTCTTCTTTCGCGATCAGGCGCAGTTCGACGCCTTCTGCGAGAACATGAAGGCTCTCGGCGGGCAGCGGGTCAACGAGAGCGACTTCAACGTCACCTTCCGCCTTCCGGCTGCGGAGGCCAAGCCGGTCGATCAGGACACGTTCGAAGGTGGCGGGCCGGAGCTTAAGATCCAGGCAATCCGCATCGCGTTCCACGAAAGCTTGGACGCTGTGCTGGACAGCTTCGACTTCTCGATCTGTCAGTGCGGGTTCGACGGAACCGACCTGCTGTTCGGCCAGTGGTCGCTGTTCGACATCGCCAGCAAGCGCCTCGTGCCCGGCAAGCTTCGTTACGGCACGTCCAGCCTGCGCCGAGTCATCAAGTACACGCGCCAAGGCTTCACGATCTGCGGCGGGGGCTTGGCGGACATGCTGGAACAGGTCGTTGCCGATCCCGCGATCATCCAGCGCGAGGTCGAATATGTCGATTAGCCCCAATCCTCCATCTTCTTCCCCCCTCTGAACGGGAGACATCATCAATGTTCGTGAACAGCATCAGCATTCGTCGCGAAGGTTACTACGGCTACGGCTCGAAGCCCGACGCATCAAAGCCCTTCAAGGCCACGATTGAAGTTCAGGGCCAACACGGCAAGGTGGAGCTGAGCTTGTCGCCTGACATGTCGGCGCGCATCGTCGAGATCATCGCCGACGAGGTTGCCGCTGCTGGTCGCGCAACGGCCGAAGCGCTGGTCGCCAACGTGCTGACCGCGACCGCCACGCCGCGCCTTATCGAGCAGGTGGCGTGATGGCTACGCTCCCGGACCTCAGCAACGTCCAGCAGCTCCCCGGCTTCCACTGGACCGGCCCCGTGGCTGAGCACGTCAACTGGCACCGCTTCGTGGACGATCGGCCGCCGCTTCACCTCGACGCGGACGACTTCGATCCCTGGAGCGATGAAGTCGAACTCACTCTTTACGGACAGGCGAAATGAGCGCGCCGACTGTCGTTTCTATGCACACCAAGCTTCTCGAGGCCTCGGTCCGCGAGACGATGGTCGATGACGTGACGCAGGTCGTCCAGCGCGTCCCTTACATCGAACGCTACCCGGCGCGGCTTTGGGATGCAGGCCTGGTGTCCGAGTTGGCCGAAGCAGCCGATCGCCTGTCCGCGAAGGTTGCCGAGCTGCAAGGGGCGCAAGGTGCTTCTCGATGAGCCGGCAGAGGGCTTCTATCAGCTCCGGCTCCGCAAGAAAGGGCCGTGGGTTCCGGTCCATGTCTGGCTGGAGGACGGCGAGCGCGACCCGGAGACATGGGAACTGCTCAGCGATCAGGTCTGGAAGGCCGAGTGGGCGCCGCGCAGCGACAATCCCAAGCTTTTCCCGATTGACCCCATGCGGCTCCTCAACCGGCTGCACCCAATTTCAGAGGATGAATATCAATGGCTGCTGATCCTCAAGTCCATGCCTTCCCTCCCGAGATCGCTGGGGCGGTCGTGAAGGTGATGCGCTCGCTCGGCACGCTGGGCAAGGAGAAGGAGAACAAGTTCGACCACTACGAATATGCCTCGATTGATGACTTCATCGGGCACGTTCGCGGCCACATGGCCGATGCCGGTCTGTTCGTCATTCCGCAGGAAGCGGAGAAGCCGGAGCTTCAGGAGGTCACGAAGAAGGACGGCAAGCCGATGGTCGTCTGGAACAGCCGCTTCGCGCTGACCCTAGTCCATGAGAGCGGCGCCGTTGCCGGGCCGATCTACAAGACCGTGATGGTGCAGGCCAACGGTGCCCAGGCAGCCGGCTCGGCTCAGTCCTATGCCCTCAAGCAGACGTTCCGCGGCCTCTTCCTGATCAAGACCGGCGACAAGGACGACCCCGACAAGGAGAGTTTGGACATCAGCTCCAAGGGCGAACAGCAGACCGACCTTCAAAAGACAGCGGGCAACATCCGCGCGAAGCTTCGCAAGGCAAAAGACCTTGCTGAACTCGGTCTCGTCTGGAGCGACAACGAGATGGATCTGGGCCTGATCAAGGCCGCGTCCGAGACCGCCTACGACTTCCTCAAGAAGGAATACGACACCCGCAAGCGTGAACTGGAGAGCGCATGAGCAATCGACTTGACGCCCTGACCGTTCGGGAAGCGAACGAGCGCAGCTTCTGGACCAAGATCGGCGTGGCCTTCCAGGGGCGCGACGGCGCAAGCTGGGTCGTGAAGCTGGACGCTATCCCAGCGCCGACTGACGGCCAATTTGTGATCCACCTTCGCGAGCCGCGGGAGAGCGCCGGCAACGGAGCCCCGCGCCCTACCAATCAGCGCGGTTCTGGAAGCGGATACTCCGGCCGGGACTTTGATGACGGGAACGGCGTGCCGTTTTGATGATCTCGCGCCGCGCCTTTAAGCCTCGGATCGAGAACTCGCACCGCGCCGACGAATGGAAGCGGTGCGAGCCCTTCCTGAAGTGGCTCAAGACACGTCCATGTCTTATCTCCGTGCTCGGCCACGGTGCCGATTGCTCGGGTCCAGTGCGCGCCTGTCACTTCGACCCCCGGGGCGACAAGGGCATGGCGACAAAGGTCTCGGACAGCGCGTGCATGCCGATGTGCAACGGGCCTGACTCGCACCACGAGGAGCAGCACAGGGTCGGGTGGCCGGCATTCCAGAGCAAGTATGGCTTCGACGGCCGCGATGCCGTCACTGCCTACTGGCTTGAATGGCTGGACGGCACGTCCATGGGTGCGGCCTGGAAGCGCCGGATGGAGGAGGCATGAAGACCTTCTTCATAGCAGGCGAAGCGTCCATTCGGCGGATCATCGCAGCTCTTTGGCAGGCTCCTCGCGGGTGGATCGTCAAGATTGGTGAGCCGACACGAACCGATGAGCAAAACCGCAAGCTCTGGCCGATGATCGAAGACTTGCGGCGTCAGGTGCCGGGGCTGGGCGAGTTCTCGAAGGAGGATGTCAAACTCCGGCTGATGAACGCTCTTGGCGTCGAGATGCGGTTCCTACCTGCGCTCGAGGAGCAGGGCATGTTCCCGGTCGGGCTGCGCTCTTCTACCCTCACTGTCGAGCAGTTCTCGGCACTGATCGAGCTCATTTACGAATATGGCGCTCGCCACGGCGTCGAGTGGTCCGAGCCCCGTCAGGAGGCCGCATGACCGAGCTCCTCGCCCAGCTCCACGCCGCCCGCCGCACATTCGAGCGCGATCCCGAGAAAGCGCGCTGGGCCAACGAGCAAGCCATTCGCGCCCCGTTCGAGATCGACGAGCAGATGCTGAAAAAGGAAAAGTCCGGTGAGTGAAGCATCCAAGGTAGCTCGATCACTGAGTGAGGCGCAGCGGGAAGCATTGCCCAGCTTCTGCGGGCAGTGGATCGCAGGACCGTCTTTGCCTGACGGCATACTGGCCGAGATAGGCGCGCTTCGCGAGGCTGGTCTGCTTGATCGGGAGTTCATGGACGAAGGGCCACCTGTTCATTTCGTCGGCGACTGCTCTCTGACCATCAAGCTGTCGGCGTGCTGGCATTTTAGTCTGTCCCCGCTCGGCCAACAAGTCCGCGCCTACCTCGAAACCAACCCTGGAGGGACCGCTGATCCAGCGCCGTCCAAAATCACCAACGAAGGAGAGTGAACATGTACGAAGTTCTGACTCGCCGTAGCGCAGACGACAATTGGGAACGCGAGAACACTACTCGCGTGTGGAGCGACCAGAGGGCCGCCGAAAGTTACGCCAAATACCTCGTCAACGAGAGCGGCTTCCACGAAGTTGCCGTTGTTCCGCTGCCCGCCGTCGCCAATACGTTTCGCAAGTGCGGCGTGTGCGAACTTGTGCTCGCCGCATGACGATCTCGAACATCCTCTGCTGGCTCATCTGGATCGTGGTTCGCGTCGATCTGCGCGACCACTTTCCGGGCGGTCACGGGCACGGGGAAGGGGAAACCCATGACTGATGACCTGCTCAGGCGGCTGCACACCCCCGTGCAGTGGGGATATATGTATATCGCGCGCGGTGGCTTCATTGCCGATGACGCACCGGTCGAAGCTGCCGCCGTGCTCGGTAATATGGTCCTCCTTGTTCAGCCGTGTCCACCGCACAATTGGATGCACGCTCCTACGGTTGGTTACTTCTGCTGTCACAAGTGCGGCGCGCGCGTTGAACATGACGATCCGCGCTACGCTCATATCGAGCAGGAGTATCTCGCCCTAACCAACCCTGGAGGGACCGATGTCCAGCAGCTATGATCTTGGCTGGAACGACGGCTATGCGGAAGGCTATGCGTGCAAGCTGACCGATGCCACTGAACCGTTTAGCCCACGCTCACTAAACAAGGCCGAGGCTGTCGAAGCAACGGCAAAGCGCCTTCACACTCGTTATGGCATCGAGCAGTCCGAAGCCATAGGCGCGGCCCGCATGATGTTCCGCATCGCGCGCGAGAAGGTCGCTGCGCCTAAACTCTCGTTCGTCGAGCGTGTCCGGCAGATCGTTTCTAGGGCGCGAGGCCAATCATGACAGACCAAAGCACAACCGACTTTGAGCGGGAGGCGCTGATCGAGGGGGCGCGCTACAGCGTCGTTTCGCACGAGACGGGCAAAGAGGTCTGTCGAGTTTGGAAGCGAGATGACGCCGAGAAGATCGCTCATCTTCTGAATCTTTCCCGTTCGCCCACCCCCGCCCCGGTCAGCGGGGAGACGGAGCACGCGTGGTGTTCAGCGTGCGGCGGTACTGGTCGCATGGGGCCGTACTTCCCTGGAGGACTTTCTACGATCTGCGGCAACTGCACTGTCACCCCGCCTGCACCCTCTGCCACTGAGGGTCTCAGGGAGGACGTTGATGCGGTGGAGGTCGGGCAAGCTGATCGAGACGCCGCTTTCGACTACCTCACGAACGAAGCGCGCTTCCTCGACACCGCCCTCTACCGCCGACAGGTTCAAAACGGCGAGCACGACGATAATCCGCTCGTTCAGACCTTCGCCCGCCACCGTCGCGCCCTGACCTCCTCAAGCACCGCCACGGTGGATGAGGAAGAGGAGGCTTACGAACTCGGCAAGCGCGACGGCTACAGCGAGGCGGTTCAGGACATTGACCTGCTGACGGGCGGCGACGGCGAATATCGCTATTCTACACTGGGCGGAGAGCGGCATTGTCCCGACCCTGACACCATGAAGGCGCGCATCGTCCAACGGTTCGCCACCCTCCCGAGCAGCACCGCCACGAGCGGGGATGTGGCAACCATTGATGAGGTTGCGCTTCGCTGTTGGCAAGAAAATCAGAAAGACAGCCAGCATCCCGGCGACTTCTGTCGCGCCGTTCGTAAAGCCCTCGCCTCCCCTCCTGTCCCCTCCCCCGACTTGCTGGAGGTGCTTAAGCCGTTCGCTGCCGTCGCGGACGAATATGACGAAGGCGAGGATGACACGTTTGAAGTCTGGCAGGACGCCGGGCCGCAGCGGCTAATTCGCGCCAGCTTCGCGCTCCGCAATTATCGCCGCGCTCGCGACCTCTACCAGAAGCTCGCCAAGCTGGAGAACCAACATGGCTGATGCGCTGATCGAGCGGGCGCGAGAGATTTGCGCGCGACTGGCTGAGGATGACAGCCAGTCTGAGGGCCACGGCCGCTTCGGAGGGGAGGTCTACCGCGACGGCATGATGGACGACCGGATTGAGGTCCGCGCCGCTATCGCCGCCCTCAACTCCTGGCAGGACATAGAGACTGCGCCGAAGGATGGGACGCGCATCCTTGCCGTCTATCAAACGCGCGACGGCGAAGGGTATGCCGCTCGCCTTCATGGGCGCGAGTTTGTCGTCTGGCACGAAGGCGTGACAGATAACGGCTACGACTTGGGATGGGCGTTGTTTCCCGGCTTTGGCGGCGTGCCTGACAAATGCCTCTCACGATGGGCGCCTCTCCCTCCCTCCCCCGTCCCTGTCTCTGGGGAGGGATTGGCGAAATGACAGGGGAGGTTGGACGGCCTGCGGGCTTCGATCCCTCGCGCGCCGTGCGGGTCATCGAAAGCAAGTCGCATCCTCACTTCGCTGACGGCCTAGTTGCCCAAGTCGCTCTCGGGGACGGCGCGTATTCCAGCATCCTGAACCCACGCTCGTTCGAGGATGGCGGGCTCGCTTGGAGGCTGACGTGGGGTGACGCGCATAAGGTGCGGTATGTCGCCGCCAGCGTCATAGAGAGCTACGATTACCTGCTGTCACCGCACCTCACCATGCGGGAGGCTACGGATCGTCTGCGAAAGCTGCGTGCTGCTCGGAAGCACCTTTGCGATAGCGATGGAAGCCCGACCGATCGGTCAACCAACCTAACCCATGAGGAGGAGAAGTAGGTGGCGAGCCTGTCCGACCTGCTGACTCCAGAAGAAGCTGCCCGGCGAATCCGGGTCAGCACGAAGACCCTGCGCCAGCTCCGGCGAGACGGGCTGATCCGCTATGTCGCCGTCACACAGCGCAAGATACTCTACCGTCCCGAGGACTGCGCCGCCTTCGTCGAGGCGCGGCTTCGCACCGACGATCCGCAGCAGCCCCCCAAGCCTCGCCCGCGGCGCAGGACAGGGCTCAAGAAGGCTGGTAACGTGGTGAGCTTCACGGCCCGGCGGCGGGAGCGGCTTGGCCTCGGAGACGCCAGGTGAGCACCTACAAGCCCAAGAACAGCAGCATCTTCGTCTATGACTTCATGCTCGGCGGCGCGCGCTACAACGGCTCGACAGGCTGCAAGACAAAGCGGGACGCCGACAAGGTAGAGGCGAAGCTCAGAGCTCAGATCGCGCTCGACACCGGCCTCCGCAAGAAGCCGCCGATCACGCTGGACGAGGCGGCAGGGCTCTACGAGGACCGGCTGCGCGCGGACGGCAAGTGGTCGAAGACGGCTGACTATATCATTGCCGGCCTGGTCGAGAGCATCGGGGGAGACCGGCTGCTGTCCGAGATCACGCAACAGGACTTGTCCGACCACTTCGCGCGCCGAGCCGCGCTGGTCAGCGCCTCAAGCGTCAACCGTGAGATCGACGTGGCCCGCCCAATCTGGCGCCGACTCCGCAAGACCCATGACATCGGCGAAATGCCCGAGTGGGGAACGCTTCGCTACGCGGTCGCGGAGAAGGACCCGCGTGAACTTTTCCACGACGAAGAGGACAGGCTGTTCGATCGGGTGCGGGACGACTTCCGCGACTTCACGAAGTTCGCCCTGCTTTCGGGCTGGAGGCTTGCCGAGGTCCGCGGGCTGCGGTGGGTGGATATCAACCTCGGCCAGGCGATCGCCTGGACGCGGATCAAGGGCGGCGACACGGTGAAGCGTCCGCTCACGGACGACATGATCGTGCTGCTTGCCAACCAGCCGAAGGTCGGCCCGTTCATCTTCACCTACGTCTGCCAGAAATCGCGCAAGGCCTTCACCGACACCAAGGGGCGCAAGCACCCGGCCCGGCTCAAGGGCGAGCGCTACCCGTTCACGCAATGGGGGTGGCGCCGGCCATGGATGAAGGCGCTCCATGAAGCCGGGATCGACAGCTTCCGCTTTCATGACCTGCGCCATACCCGCGGGACCCGCATCCTGCGGCAGACCGGCAACCTCGCGGTCGCGAAAGAGGCGCTGAAGCACAAGCACATCAAGACGACACTGCGCTATGCCCATGCGGCTGATGAGGACGTTCGGAAGGGGCTGGATGCTTCCGAGTCCCGTAGCATCACCAAAGTTTCAGCAGCGGTTGTTCAAAAACCGCAGAAAACTGGGGAAATCTGAGCCATGGCATCACGGTGTAAACGAGATGCTCTACCAACTGAGCTAAGCGCCCGGATGCGCCGACCCTGCCAGCTTCGGCGTTTTGCGGCAAGCCTTAGGTGAGGACCGGGGTCACGCGCAGGGCGGTGCTGAGATAGGCTTCGAGCGCCTCCGCCGCCTGATCCGCCAGCTCGATATAGATGCGGCGGCCGTCTTGAGGATCGGCCACGCGAACGAACAGGCCGTGTTCGGTCAGCGTCTTGATCCAGCGAAGGGCGGTGGTCGCCGGCACCGCGGCGGCAATACAGAGGCTCGAGACGGCGACCTGGCGCCCTCGAGCCGCGCCGCCATCAGGTCCAGCAGCATGTCCCAGGCAGGGTCCGCGAACAGGTCGGAGCCGAAGAACTGGTCGCGGAGCCTGCGCGCGCGGATGATCGCGCGGACCCGCCCGGCATCGATCAACCGCTCCTGTCCCCCATGCCGCTCCGCCTCGGTCTCCGAAAGTGCGGCCAGCGCGCTGGCGATACGGCCTGCCTCCTCGCTCAGTTGCTGCAACCGAGAGCCGCCTTTGCCATTGTCGTGCAGTCTGGCAGGCTCGCGCCGGAGCGCCCAATCCAGCGCCTGGGCCTGTTCTTCCGCATCCGCGCCGAAGATGTGCAGGACGTTCTTGTTCCATGCCAT